CTTAACTGGCTCAAACGCACAACAATATGCAGAGCATTTAATTAGAACAATCTATAGTGACAAAGCACTTGGTCAAATGGGCTTAACAAATGTAACTCCATCTTCAATTGAAAATACTATTTTAAGTTCTAATTTAATAGATTTAATTGATAGCTCTGGAACAGAAGGTCAGGACCTTGTTAGAAAGTTAGCAGGAAGAGCTGGAACTCACGAATCAATTACTGACGCAAAACTAACCCAATATATACTCCGCTTTGTTCAAAGCGGAGATTTAAGATGGGGAGTTCCAAATACTCACCCACTTGCACAAAAAGTTGCAATGAATGCAATGAAATCATCAAGCTTTATTACTCTAACAAAATTTGCTGACGTAGAAGGTATGTCTGATGCAACCCTTAAATATGTTCAGTCAAATGAGGGAATAGAAAATGTTAAGCTATACGATGAAACAAGAAATGAAGTAATTTCTTATAATAAAAAGAAAAAAGAATGGATGTCATCAAGAGTTTCTACAGATGGATCTACGGTAGAAACAAGGTTAAGCGAATCTGCTACCAGAGCAAGAGTTCTTGATGCTATAGATAATTCACGAAGAGGAGCAGATAGCGAATTAATATCTCTTGGCGTAGACTATATGCAGCAGTCAAGAGCAATGCATATGTTAGATAATGTTAGCGATGTTATAAGTAGTATAACGACAGCTGCAGGAACTTCTTCAACAACTAACGCAGGAAGTATAAGGCGAACAGCCGCAGGACTTCTTTCTGGAACAGATAGTATTCTTGACGACGCATTTATTAAAGCTTTAGGATCTACACAAGAAGAAATAGGTTTTGATTTTTATTTTGATTCACAAAATCTTCCTCAAGCAATGAAAAATGCAATGAACGCTCCGATGTCAGCTATAGCCGCAGCTCAAAAAGCCGCTTATGTTAAAAGGTTAGCTGAAGGCGGACTTGCTAATGCTCTTCTTGATCCATCAATAAGAAGAACAGCTGTAGAGCTTGCTAGAGCAACCAGTGAAGTCCCGTACTTGATAAATGATATTGACGCTACTGGAGGAGCAAGGAGACGACTGCAGAATCGATATCAAGCAGACGTCACAGCAGGAAGAATGACTCAAACAGAATTTGATGAATTTTTAAATTTATCAGATCAAGATTTTAATAAAAAATATGCATCGCATGTGTCTACGTTTAACAGTAGTATGAAGAATATTTCAAGGGCAGCTTCGGAACTTGGAGAAAGTTTTTTAATGTCCCAAAAAGCTGTATCTACAATAACTAAAACTGGAGGCCTTTCTGTAACTGTTGCTCCAACAGAAATGCTAAAAAAAATGAAAGTCACCGTAGATGGAAGACAAGTAGATTTTTTAAGTGAAGAATTTCTTCAAAACAGAAGAGTTAATAAATTTTCCTTGTCTGTTGCTCAGGAAGCAGATAAAAAGTTTGTAAACCTAATTCTAGATTCAAGCGTTATTGACAGAACTATGGCACAAGAGCTTTCTCAACAGTATATGGATTTAATTCAAGAATCTCTTGATCTTAATGATGATAAAAAACTTTTAGACGATGGAATGTTTAGTTCAGAACAACAAATAAAAGAATATAGAACAATACTAGAAAGTCAACAACAAAAAGATGAGTTTGTTGAGCAATTAGCAAGAAACATTGAAGAAAGAGGAATTGGTGTTGCTGGTGTTGGTGGAGAAGTTGGAACAAAAGAATATCAAGTAGCATCAGCTCTTGAAACCTTAATGGCAGAAAAAGGTCAAGGAATTCGAAATCAAACAAAAGCTTTTGATGAAGGAATGCAGATAGAATTATCTAGCATTGATGAAAATGTTGCTAAGATGCAGATAAGGGTTCAAGACGAAGAAATAGGAATAATCAGACAGGCCAATCCAGCTGTGGCAGATTACATTGAAGATACACGGAAATCAGGGGATGAGAGCAACTGTTTCTGCCCAAAGAGAAGCTTTAATTGAAAGAGCATCCGAAGACTCAGCTTTTGCAAAAAAGATTTCAGAACAAGAAAATTTATTATCAGGAAAACCAAAAGGATTTTTATATAAACTTTTAGGTAGATCTTCAGATAGAGAAATGGAACTTATTGAAACATATAGAAGGTTAAAGCCAAAAATTGGTTATGGAGCTTTAGCTGTTGGTGCGGTTGCAACTGGTTACTATTTAAATGAAAAAAGAAAAGAAAACAATTTATATGACGAAACACTAGAGCAGCAACCCTATGAAAAAACTGGTTTTGTTTCAGAACAAAATAGTGGTTTTGCACAAATTAACTCTCCTATTTCCTCAAGAAGAGATCCGCTAACGACAGCTGGAGTTGTTGGAAATTTGGATAGAAATAAAATTGGACACACTCAAATGGGTCCAAATAAATACAATCATTTATATAGGTAATTAATATGGCTTTATTAGGTAAAATTGGAAGATTAGCATCTGGCATGAGTTCAAAAAAGGGCTTGATGGCTGCTGTTGTTGGTGGGTCTTTTGTCGCTGGAATGGCAAACACAACAGGAGAAGCAGCAATAGCAGGAACAATGGACGTTGCATTTGGAACGCCTGATGCAGACAACTACATGTTAGGTGGTAGAGATCTTACTCCGTCATTAGCAATGGGATCTCTAATGCCAGGTATTGCTGGAATGCCAGCAAGACTTAAGAATGCAGCAGACCTTGGAATGTATGGTTATGGCAATTCTTCAATAATGGCAGCACCCCCAATTGCAGCAGGAACTGGAATGGTTATTGGTGGAATTGGTGGAGCAATGGCAAAAGCGGCAAACGTTCCTCACATTGGGGGAGTAAGAGGAGCCTTAGCTGGAGCAGCGGTTGGCGGAGCAATAGGCCTTGCTGGAGCGGTTCAAACTGCAACACGCCCATACAGAAAAAATCCAGAACTATTTAGAAACTCTCCTTATTACAATACGTCTCTATCAAATGCAGAACGACTAAACGCAAGCGGAGACATAGTTCTCGGAATGCATAACTCGAGGAGAGGTTAATGCCACTTAATCCAATGACAGGCCAGTTTGAATATGGCGGACAATCCTACGACATGCCTACAATGGGGGCCGGAATGGCTGCTACAGGGATGGAAGCGGTTGGGGCTGACGTTCCATTAGCCTTTAGGCTGCTAGAGAATATGCCTGGCATTACAGCTTTGGCTTTACATAATGCAAGACGCTATGCCAATACCATGGAAAAGGGTGGTTATAGAGACATCTTAGATCCAAACGCTAAAGTTTCTAAAGGTCAAGCTAGAAGAGCAAGAAGAGCTGGCGCAATAATGCCAGACGATGTCAACATTCCAAGTAGGGGCCTTGTTGCTCAAACTGGAAATGAAAGATTTTTCTTTGGTAGACAAAGAGGAGCAGCAGCAGCAGGAAAAACTCCATTTTTAAAACAGTCATTTTCAGTAAACTTTCCAAGAGCTAGAAACGCCAATAGATTAGCAACAGTAATGAACTTGCCTGGCGTTGCAAACGCAGGTGCATACACGCCATTCCAAGGAATGACATTTTTAGATAAAGCTCTAAGTAAAAGACAATTTATGCAAGAAGCAAGAACATCTCTTGGCGTTTCAGACGATGTAGCCATGCTTTCTGGTGGAGTTTTAGGCAAACTTAGCACGATGGGCAAGAGCTATCATGCATCTTTAGCAGCAAGACCCAGTAGGGCAAGTTCAAGAAATCCAATGAGACGACGTGCTGCCCAAAAAGCCAATAAAACAAGGTCTGGAATCAATAGAAGCTTAAATGTTTTGGGGCAACCAAGCGTGCCAGGTTCAACTATGAATCAAAGAATAGCAATGACTGCACCAGGATTGTTAACACAAGGATTTCTTGATGACGTTGCATCTCTTTTAGATGGCGATTTAATGGCTAAAAAATTAATTCCCTTAAACCATACAGGCCCTAGTGCGGGATCTCAAGCAAGATATAGGGCAATGTTTGAAAAAGCTATGGGAGGACCTGGTTCTAAAGTTGATGATGCAATGGATGCCATTAATAGCAGGACTGTTCGCAAAGCTGCAGGATCAGCTTTTCAAGCTGGAGAAAGAAAAGTAGCACTAAAACTTGCATCAAGGTATGCAGCGGCTCAATATGCCAAAGTCTCAGGCCCCTTAAATATAGTTGGAACCGCATCTGTAGCGTATGACTTAGGTAAAATGGCAGCTACTGGAGTTGTTTCAGCTGGCAATTTTGCTAAAGAAGCTGTAAAATCTATGCAGGGATCTATGAGAAAGCCACTATTTGGAATGGGTTATCAAGATAACGAAGTAGCAGCAACATCTAGGTCCAGAGGTGTCATGGCTATACAGAACTCAAGGTTAAACGCAAGATCAATGTTAGGCGCAGAAGCAGGAATGATGGCAGCGCATTTTGGATAAATATGTCAAATACAATAAAAAATAAAACAAATAAATTTAGAAAAGCATTAGAAAATTTATCTAGAGAAGATCTTTTAGAAATTATTAAACTACAAGATGTAGATACGCTAAAAGAAATTAATAGAATTGAATGGGTTTTTGAAAATAAACTTAAGCACCTAAACTGGGCTGACGGATCAACAGTAGCACAGAGACCTCTAAGCAATAGAGAATTATCTTTATTAATAGATGAGCCATTTGAAGTTGATTATGATTTAGTTGACGCTCGGGATAACGGCAGAGCAGCAAAGACAACTACATTTAGCTAAAGACCCATGTGTATGGGCAAGAGAATTTTTAGATGCAAGAACTAGAGTTTATCAAACTCTTATTTTAAGAGATCCATCTTTAAGAAAAGTTTTACGAGCTGGTCGTCGTTTGGGTAAAACTTTTAGTATGGCAGTTTATCTTTTGCACTATAGTTACACTCATAAGGATGGCAGATGTCTTGTTATTGCGCCTATGAAATCTCACGTTGAACTTATTTATCAAGAGATAGTTAGATTGGCGTCTAAAAATGAAATAGTTCTTAATTCAATTACGCGCAAAGTCACATCCCCACAATTTATGATTCAATTTTCTAATGGATCTACAATTAGATTCTTTACTTCAGGCATGCGTTCGGGAGGAAAGTCAGACGTAGCCAGAGGTCAAGAAGCGCATGTTATTGTTCTTGACGAAATGGACTATATGCATGCAGATGATCTTGACGCACTATATGCAATGCTGCAGAAAACAGCAGAAGATCAACCAGATAAAGTTTTGATTGGAGCTTCAACTCCAACTGGTCGAAGAGAGAGATTTTGGGAATGGTGCAGAAGTCCTAGATTTAAAGAGTTTTGGTTTCCTTCATATTGCAATCCATATTTTTCTAAAGAACAAGAAGATGAATTTAGAGAACAGTATTCCGAAGTTGGTTATAGGCACGAAATTGAAGCTGACTGGGGAGAGGACGCCGAAGGTGTTTATCCTAGAAAGTTTATTGATATGGCATTCATGGATCCAGGCTGGAGATATCAACCAGAAATGCAATCAGCCAGAAGTTTCTTTACCATTGGCGTTGACTGGGACAAGTATGGAGCAGGAACAAATATTCTTGTACTAGAAGTGTGCGCACATAACTATGAAGAAGAAAGGTTCAGAAACAAAGTTAGAGTTGCATATAGAGAAGAAATAGAAAGATCTGAATACACACTAACAAAAGCTGTTTCTAGAATAGTTGAATTGAATGACATATTTCAGCCTAAGCATATTTACGTTGACAGAGGTTACGGAGAAGTTCAGGTAGAACTCCTACATAAGTACGGTGTTGAAAATCCAATATCTGGATTAAAAACAAAAGTAAAAGGAGTTAGCTTTAGTGAAACAATAGACATAAGAGATCCATATACTAAACAATTGGTTAAAAAAGAAATTAAACCATATATGGTCGATAACCTTAGACAATATCTGGAAAAAGAAGCAATTTTATTTCCTGCAGAAGACGATGAACTTTATGTCCAATTAATTTCTTATATTGTTTTAAGAACAACCCAAACTGGAAGGCCAGTCTTTGAAGCTGGAGGATCTGCAGTTGACCACGCACACGATGCCTTGATTCTAGCTTTACTATCTATAACAGAGAACTATAGCGACTTGCACAAAGCAAAGTTTGCTTCTAATACTGAAACATTTTCAAACACATTCTTTATGCCGAAATCAGGATCTAATGAAGACGGAGAATCTGAAAATAATTCAAGATTTGTTTCAGATAGAAATTCAAGTTTAACCAAAAGCAAAATAGGCTATAATAGAGGGTTCTCAAGAAAAAGCGGATCTTCTATTAAAAGAAAGATATTTTAAATATTATGTCAACATATGGTTTAGGAAAAAATACAAATATAGATAATATCTTTAGTGATTCTGGTTCAAAAGAGACTTCTTTTGTGGACACAAGACAAAGAGAGAATGCACTTGCAGGAATGAACAATCCTGGAATGGTAAATAACTTAAGCGACGAAAAATCCAAGATCCTTTTGGAAAATGTAAGATCTTATGTCTTTAACGCTTTTAATACAATCCAAGGAATGATAGAAGAGATTGACACAAATCTTTCTCAAGTTGTTATAGACCCTTATTCTAGTCTTGAGCTAGAAGAGAGTCATAGGGCTGTCTGGAAAGACGCTACAAAGCATAAAGAATCAGCAAAAGAAATGTCAGAACCAGCTGCCATTACTTATGAGCAATACCTGTATGCAAACAAACACAAATGCAGGGCATGTAGATCTTTTATTAAAGAGTATGAATTAGCTGTGAGTCATAGCAGTTTTGGACATTTAGTAGAAATAAAAAAAAGTTTGTCTTATCTTTTGAATGAGGCAACTTTGTTAAGAAATATTGTTATCAATTATTTAGGAGACGATTATGTCGATGAAACAGAATCACAAATTTCAAAATACATCACAGATTGGGCAAACTCAGCAACGCACTATACGCAACAATTTGCCAAAGAAATCACAGCAAAACCAATCGCGATTCCGCAGTCCGAATTGGATCAAGTCTCCAAAAAACAAGCAGCTCAATTTCAAGCATTTTTTTCGATCAAAATAAACTCTTTGCAAATGGAATTGCAGACTCTATTAAGTTTAATTAAAAGAGACAGTGTTGATTTAGGTGAAACTTTTTATTCAAACTATTTGCTTCCAGCTTTAAATTTTAAATCAAAAGTTGTTGATCCACTCATGTTGGATATAACTACAACAGATTTAAGAGATAAAGCTCCAAAACTTATGGAAGAAATGTTTGTAGCTAATAGCGCAATCATAGGAAATTTAGGTTCTGTGACTGCAGACTTTTTAGAAAGAAATAATCAGGTATACAAAAGATTTGATGCATTTCTTCAAGCAATAAGACTAAAGAGAAAATATGTAAATTATTTAAGTCAGCTTGAAGTTTTAGGGGTCAACAGAAATCCAGTTTTAATTATTGATGATGTAGAAAATTTAGAAAAATACAAACAAATATTTAAAACAATATATGTAGATAACTCAAAACGAGAATCTTTAAGATCTTCTCACGGAGAACTTGATGACATAGATGAAGATGCTCACCCGCAATACCTAAGAAAAGATGGTGGCACAATAACAGGTGATCTATTTTTTGCAGATGGTGTAAAAATAGCAGGAATAGATTTATCAAACCATAGCCATAGCGGAGAAGACGGAAGTGCCCCAATCCCCGCAGATGCAATAGATTACGCTGCAGCAAGAGCACAGTATGTGCAAGACAATACAAATAGGCCATATGGCCAACTAACTCTTGTTTCTCTTGAGGAGACCGGATTGGTTGGTGGAGTAAGACAGTTTGAGGCAACTGTAGAAATAGAAATAGATGAAGACAAACAAGATGCCTACGAGTTTGAAATTTTATATAAAGAGTTGTAATAATGAGCTGGTTTACTTATACTGATAATAGTTCTGGAACTTTCTACGCTCCAGTAAGAAGAGAAATATTTTTTTCAAATATTGATGAAAATTTAAAAGTTGGAGATTGGATATTTGTATCTTTAGCAGATGTAAATATTGGAAAAGTTTTTTCCGTTGGAGGAAGCGCTATAGACGAATCTTTTGATAGCGATTCTTACTTAGTTGTTTATGAAGAGTCTGGAAATCAAACAGCAACTTACAGCTTAATAGACGCAGAAGAGAATTTATATTTCAAGGCTGTAACCGCAGTATCTAGTGGGTCAAAGCCAGTAGGAAAATACTATGTGTACTATCACGCAGATAATATTCAGTACATAGAACTTTCTGGATCAAGCTACGTAAAAACAACTCCTACAAGTGGAGCAAATTTTATTGGAAGTTTATCAGGATCTGCAACAAATACTTTAAACTATTATTCAAATGAAGTACTAGGAAGTTCAGCTAACACTAGAGTTGCAGTACTGGGTTATGTGTCTGCAACAGGGTCTTGGGATTCTTCGACCAGCACTAACTCTGGAGATAAAGCAATGGGAACATTTAATGGTCCTTTTCTTAAAATATACGGAGATAAAAATACTGAAGCTGGAACTGTAAAGATTAAAATTATAAAGACTTCTTCTTCTGGAATTGGACAAAAAGTAATGAAGGAAGAAGAGATTGATTTATATAGCGCAACCGCACTGACAGATACAGTTATTTATTCTGTAGATACAAAAACTTATACTGAGCTAGAAGACTATGAAGATATATATGGTTCTTTTTCTTTTGAGATAGAAGTTTTAGAAAAAAAGAACCTTTCTTCAACTAATAAAAAATGTAAAATAAGTAAATACGCTTTCTCTAAAAATTATAATCTTTCTGTTAGACAAGAAGAGATAGAAGAAAATATAGCGTTTATTTCAACAGGAGTAGTAAGATAATGGCAATCATAAGAAAAACAGTAAGTGGCTTAAAGCCAGATTCAAATTATCTTTTTGCGGTAAAGCCAAAGAATACAGAAATATCTGCATCAGATACTATTCCAGATTCAATAAGAATTAAGACTCCATCTTCTAGTTCTGTCCCAAGTGGCATTACAGGTTTTGAAGTTCGATGCAACTTTGAATCTGTTATGTTTATTATTCAACCAGTTGCAGATCAAGACTTTGCCGAATATGAATATGAAATATATGATGGGGAAACTATTTCTTCGACTTTAGTTTCTACGGGAAAAAAAAGGTCAACAGTCTTTGTTATTTCCGTTGCAAACACAACAAGAAATGTTAATCCAACAACAGGGGCAGAAACTGTAGCATATAAGAAATATTACGGAAGAGTCAGAGCAATTAATACTTCTGGCACAGGTGGAGCATGGACAGCTCTTGCAACACATAGCGGAAATATACCTTTAATTGAAGATCAATATATTAGTTCATTAACAGCTGGAAAAATAACCACAGGCTTAATGACAGCAGAACAAGTAATTCTACAGAATGCATCAGGGACTTTACAATCCTACACTCCAACTAATGGAATGTCAGTAATTAGATCTTCTAATTTTATTGAAGGAGCTTTGGGTGTTGGTCAAGGTTGGATAATCAAAGGTGATGGAACAGCACAATTTGATGCAGCTTCAATTAGAGGAACCTTATCAGCTAACTCAATATTTATAGACGCTTATAATAGATGGGCAAGAAACTCTGCAAATAGTGCAAGCAATTTAGAATTCGTTGTAGGTAACGCAACTAATCAGTTGTACTGGAATCCAACTGGAGGAACTGGTAGTGGATCTCTATTAAAAGTTGGAAACTCCACTAACTACATGCAGTGGGATAATAATACATTAACTGTAACTGGAGCAATAACAACTAACGCAACGATTCAGAGTTCAACCGCTGGCGGACTAACGATAGGTACTAGCTCGTTGCAATTTGGTGCTGGAGGTTATCAAAGCTCAGTAATGTTTGTTGGCGCACATACTGCAGGTGGAGTTACTGCAAATAAATTTTCTTTAGGTGATAAACTTTATTTTGATGGAACAGACTTGACAGTTGCCGGAACTATAATTGCTTCTGGAGGCACTTTCAGCGGAACGATTACCGCTACAGGAACAATATCTGGAGGAAATTTAACCGGTGCCAATATTCAAAACACTGCGATTGGCATAACTCCAACTTTCAAAGTAGATACTTCAGGAAACGTTTTTGCAAACAATATATATGCAACAGGAATCACAACAGACTTAGGATTACAAATTAGAGCAGATGGAAAAGACTCGAATAACAATCCTGTTGCAGGTGCAAGCTCTGGAGCCATTTGGATTTTAAGTGCATCTGGAAAAGATACAAAAATAGGAAATTTAGATGGCTCTTTAAACATTAGATACAGAGGCGCGTCAACAGGAATACCAAGGGCTGTTATTATTGAGCCAAGATATTGGACTGGTTCTACATGGAGTCAAGATATAAATATGGAGATAAACTTATCAGATGAAACCGGAACTCAGTACGCTCTGTATTTAAATAATGATATGGTATTTAGAGGCGGTGCACTAACTGGTTCTGGTAATGATGTTTTTTCAGATACACCAACAACTACAACTGCAGACCCAAATACTACAGCAGGCGTTGCAATGTGGAGAACTGTAAACGCAAAAGGTACCTATGTATTGGCTAGATCTACTACTAGTTCTAGTATTAAGATTAAAGAAAATGTTTCTACAGTTACAAGCGAAGAGGCTTTATCATTAGTTAAGAACTTAATTCCTAAAAAATTTACCTACAAAAAAGAAGAAAAGTTTGATAATGATTTTTCTTATAAATTCAAACAACTTGACTATGACTATGGTTTTATAGCTGAAGACATAAAAGAAAAAATACCTACTTTGGCAATCTATGATTTAACAAAAGAAGGAATTGAAAAATTTAAAGAACAATCTTTTGAAGAAAAAGACATAGATTCAGAAGAGTATTTTAATGTAGTAAACTATAAAAGAACTGCGATAACTTCAATTTTAGTTGCAACAGTTCAAAATCTTTTATCTCGCATTGAAAGTTTAGAGTCACAACTTGCAGCCCAATAAATCAACTGATATACTCTATCAGTAATTTCTATATTAGGAGAAACAATGCAAGAGTCTAATTTAGATGTAAATCTAATTATTCAATCATTTCAAGAAAAAGTTAGCCAGCTTATGACAGAGCTAGTTGTTAAAGAAGCAACAATTAAACAACTGGTATCTCAAATCCAGCAGGCGTCAGAACAAAAAGAAGATTTTTCAGTTCCAGAAACAACAAAGAAAGAAAAGTAAAATGTCACAAGAAGAAACAGTAGCAGAAGCACCAAAAGAATTCACAATCACTATTAATATCAGTGAAGCAAATTTAGCTTATAAAAGCGATTTCTCTGAGCCAGAGACAATTTTCTGGCTTGAAGCGGTTAAGAATATTGTTCTCAATAAGACCTTTGAAGCAACTGGTCTTAAAAGCTGAATATATTAAATAAAAAACCGTACTATAGAGAAATAAATTAAAACTCTGGAGTACAAAACACATGCCTATACGTCAGTATCTACCCTTTCAGCAGTCTTCTAGTAAAGAGTTTGACTTTGCTGCCGCCCAGTTGGACGCTACCCAAATAAGTGGTTTAGCTAAGACTATGAAAGTTGCTGCCCTAGCACTTGGTTACCAGGGCACTAATTATTTTTATACGGGCAGAAGCAACTTCGAGCCATCTCCTTACGACTTTGATCGAATTATTCAAGCTGTTGATACAGATTCATATGTTAAGCAGGCGGTAGCCAAGTATAAAGACCTCTTCTGGAAAGAGGGCTGGCAAATAGTCGGAGAAAACCCTGAGGCAGTAGAGTATCTTTATCAAAGAATCGATTATATGGAGATGGCAATGAAGAGGCCATTCCTTGAATTCTTAATTGATTTATCTGATCAGCTTTTTAAGTTTGCAAACGTATTTATTGTTAAGGCTAGAGGCGATCTGTCTCAGTACTTTCCCTCAAAGATTGAACCCATCAATGCTACACAACCAGTAGTAGGGTATTACTTAATACCTACAGAGCAAACTAGAATACTTAGAGACAGATACAACAGACCTAAATCTTATCAGCAGCAAACTGATCCATTAACTTATGCGCCAACGGATAGAGATCCAGTTTGGTCAGCAGAAAGAGTTATCCACCTTTTCTTTGACAGAAAACCAGGAAGAGCTTTTGGAACTCCGTTTATGTCTAATGTTTTAGATGACGTCGTAGCCCTTAGGCAGATGGAAGAGGATATACAAAATCTTGTCCATAGAGAATTGTTCCCTCTTTACAAGTATAGAATCGGTACTGCAGATCAACCAGCAGAACCAGAAGAAATAGATCAAGCGGCATTTGAAATTGAAAACCTTAGAGCAGAAGGTGGATTAATTCTTCCTTTTAGGCATGATGTTGATGTTATCGGTGCTGGCAATTCGGCACTAGACGCTAGTGCTTATCTTGATCACTTTAAGGAAAGAGTAGCAATTGGCTTAGGCGTTGCTCCTCACCACTTGGGCATGACTCTCAATGGCGGCAATAGAGCCATGACTGAAAGGCTTGATACTGCATTATATGACAAGATAAAGCAGTTCCAAAAGCAATTTGCTGAGATGATAAGACTTCATATATTTAATGAGATTTTGTTTGAAGGCGGATTTGATCCAATTACAAATCCAATTGGAAACGAAACATCTGATCGTTGTTATTTTAAGTTTAATGAAATAGACGTTGATACTCAAGTTAAAAAAGAAACACACATTATACAAAAGTATGTAAGTAATCTTATTGGTTTAACCGAAGCTAGAATAGCTTTAGGTGTCGATCCAGAAGTTGAAGAGGATGATCTTTTTCAAGCTAAGCAAGGAAAGATTCAAATGGATATGGCAAAAGCTCAAGCTAAAATAACGCAAAATGCACAACAAAAGAATCAAAAAGATGTTGTTGTAGATGCCGATAAGCAGGAGCCAGCACAAAAGGGAGAAAGAAATCTTCCATCCAACAGAAGAGGTCCAGGCAATTCTGTTAGACCACAAAATCAACAAGGAAGAAATAATTCTCCTAATATAAAAAGATCAGACAGTTCATGGCTAGGTCTTGTTGAAAGTTTGCTAGAAGACGAGTATAATATATATCCAATAGACATTGAAGTAAACGAAAATAAGGAAACACAATGAGTTTTATGATTGAGTCAGAAATCTCCAAGCAATATCTTAGAGAAGAAGATGCCGTAGAAGGTTTTAGAGAAGCTGTAGAAAATGGTCAAGTAAGATTGGCTTTACAAATTCTTGTAGATATAGTTGACGCTTTTGTTGACATTTTTGAAGCTGTCACAGAAGGTGAAGACGAAGAAGAAGTCCAGCAAGAAGTAATAAAAGAAGTAGTAGCAGAAAAAATACAGCAAGAGCAACCAGTTGAAAAAATTGAGCCAGCTCCCAAAAAGACAGTAAAGCAAGAAAAACCTGACACACAGGAAGTATAATGAAGGTATTAATTGGTTGTCCAATTTATAAAAGAAGTTGGATATTCCCACTATGGGCATCAGCAATAGAAAGACAATCTGTTCCTCTTTCTGATATAGGTTTCATTTTTGAAGCTGCACCAGACGACGAACAAACAATAGCTTTTATAAAAAGATTTGTGGATATGAATCCGCAGATTGCCCATTGTGAAATAACTATCAGAGAAGATATTCCGCACTTTGAGCATTCAGCAAACTCAAGACAGTGGACCATGTCAAAATACCATAACATGGTTAATCTTAGAAACTCTCTTTTAAAAAAAGCAAGAGAAATTAGTCCTGATTATTATTTTAGTTTAGATTCTGATATAATAATTAAACATCCATCAACAATAGAACTTCTAACTGCGCATATCGACGATGGCGCAGATGCAGTAAGTCCACTAATGTTTATGACTCCATTTGACACTAAGTTTCCAAGCGTAATGTCATGGAAAGATGACGGATCTGACAAAGCCTATAGGCAAGAGTCTTATCCAATTGGAAGTTATTTTAAAGCAGATGTTATAATGGCTGCTAAAATGATGTCCAAAAAAACATATGAGAATGTTAATTATGAATTTCATTCTCAAGGAGAAGATTTGGGATGGTGTCTTGACGCCAAAAGAAAAGGTCTTGACCTTTACAGCGCATCCTATATTTATGCTCCACACCTAATGCATGAGGAATTTCTTTTGAAGTTCTTAAAAGAAGGTGATCAAAGAGAATCTATTCTTTTTGAAAACTATATAAAAACGTGATATCTTTATATAAAATTGTTTAATGCTATAAAAGTAAATTACTATATATTTTGATCTAATAAAAATGGAGTAAACATGGCTTTTGACTTTGTCGAAAACTTTACAGTAAAACTACCTGATTTCTCTCAATCAGACTTTTCTTTTGAGGAAGCAAATAATCTTAATCAGGGATTAATTATAGAAGTCGCCGCTATTCATGAAGGCTTGACACGGAAACTATAATAACTACTCAGCTATTGAGTTAGAAAAAGCTCTTCAGTCATGGGTTGAACCATATCCAAAGCCAATTATTTTAAATCATGATTTAAACTCTGAGCCTATTGGCAGAGTAATGGCAGCCAAGATGGATAAAGAGCAAGATGGCTCATCTTACGTTAGGCTGCAGATTGCAATCACAGATCCAGTAGCTGTTCAAAAAGTTTTAGATAAAAGATATCTAACTGGATCAGTGGGCGGAAGAGCTAACAAGGCTGTTTGCTCAATCAGTGGTGCAGACCTTGCTAAAGAAACAGAAGCAGGAAGGCCACCTCTTTCTAAGTACAGAAGAGGTCAAGTTTATAAAGGCAAACTTGCATTTGTAGACATGCAAGATATTTCTTTTAAAGAATATTCTTTTGTCAATCAACCTGCAGATTCAAAGTCTAGCGTTAGATCAGTTAAGGGTCCTAATGCCGGCGATGTAGCAACAACTGATGGCGAATGGGTTGCTAAGAGTTCTGCTTTTGTTCTTCATATGAACGAAGAAGATATAGTATCAATTGAAGAAAATCAATCAGTTCTTACTTCTCTCAAAAAGAAGGAATCGAAGCCCTTGTATCTCCATCTTAAGGGTTCTTTCTTGACTGCACTTTCAATCCATGAAAGTGAAAATTATAATAACAATAATAACTCATTACTATCTGATGGAGATGAAAAAATCAGTACTGATTCTCAGGAGATTAAAACAATGGACAATGTCGAAACACAAGAGGACATCCTTGCTGTGGCCGAAGAGCTAAGCAGTGATCTTTCCTCAATTGCCTCAGAATCTGGCGAAGAACAAGAGCAACCAAAAGCTGAAGAGCAGACTAATGACCCAGAGGGTTCAGAAGAAGTTCCAGCTGAAGATGCTGCAGAAAAGCCAGAAGCTGAAGAGAAGGTCTTAGAAGACAATTCAGACAAGGCGGATGTACAAGCTCAAGAAGCTGTTGATTCCGAAAAAGCTGAAAAGTCGGAAGAGAAGTCTGAAGAAACTCAGGCTGTTTCCGAAGAGGAGAAAAAAGAGGAACCACTCAACGACAATAAAGAAGAAGTCGCTGAGACCGGTGATACTACTTTACTGCAAAAAGTAAAGCTCCTTGAGGAAGAAAATGCGAAACTTAAGAAAGCTCTACACAGAACTCTAGTAGAAAGAGTTGTTGATGCAAAAATTTCTGCAGGAGTAGAGAGCGCTGATTTAAGAGAGGGCCTAATTGAGGATCACTCAGCTAGAACCGCATCTTCATTAGCTGATTCTTTAAGAGATTTGGCAAAGATGCCAGCAGTTAAGGCTGCTATGTCATCAATGCCAGAAATAACTTCTGAGACAGAAGTTGTTGAGGGTGAGAATAATGTTCTTACTCTTGATGGAAAAGTCAAAGAAGAAAAAGAAGAAAAAGCCCCAAGTGTCGAAGAAATCTTTGTAGACGCTCTTATGGGTCGCCGTAAACTTTAAAACAACACTTTGCTTAAGGAGAAAAACAAATGAGCTTAGCAAAATTTCGTAAGGTAGGGACTAAAACTGGTTCTGGTCGTCTTGTGGTTTCTGAGGGTATCGCCCCAGCCGCATACCTCCTTCCAGCCGCAGGTCTTCCAACCTGGTATTTAGATAGTGAAGATGATCGCTTTGAGATCGTCATTCCTAAAGGAACAATTCTTTCAGTAGTAGCTAATGCAACCACCGGTGATGCAGAAGTGGTACCAGCTAATGGTACAGCTTCTTCAGTCACTTACGGTGACAACATGCCAACATCTTGGGACCCACTTGACGGTGCAACCCCAAGCTACAGCTCGGGCGCTACAGACACAGTTACAGTTCCTGCAAGATCAGTTCCAATCGGCGTAGCACAGTATGACCTGTACCGCCCATTCGACAAGGGCACCTCACAAGGTGCAGGATTTATCACTCACGGCTATATTGAGTACCCAATGGTAGACATCATTAACTCAAACTTAGCAGTAGGTGACGTTGTTCGTCCCGATCACATGGGACGTCCAGTAAAGGCAGCTGCAAGCGATTTCCTCGCAAGCAGTAGCGTATATTCTTACCTCCAGGTTGGTAAGGTTATAGAAGTAGAAAAGTTTGCTACCAACTTTGATGATGGCCTTCTTTCCTACATGCAATTACCATCAGATCCAGGCGCACTCAAGACTGTGTTCGAGCTAACAAGAGCTGGAGCATATTCAGGTAAGCTTGGCATCCGTAGTAACCTGGATGTCCACAACGTAATTGGCGCATTCCGCGTTAATCTCACAATATAATTAATAACACAGGAGGAATAATCCTAAGATGAGTAAGACAATCCAAGAGCTCCTCTCGGGTCTCCCAGCTTGGGAAGCCGCGCTGGCCGAAGACGGACACATTGACGAAGACAACAGAGTAACTATTAAGGAAGCGTTTGCATCACCAGATGCTGCTATTCTCTTCCCTAAGATCATCTCTCGCACTCTTAAGGAAGCAGCAGAGCCACAATTGTTGGTAACGCCACTTCTTTCAACAGTTCGCCTAGGAAAGGGACGCTCCTTGGAGTTCCCCGCAGTAAACGCTATCCAAGCAGCAGAGATTCCCGAAGGACAAGAATATCCAGAGCAAGCACTCGCTTTTGCAAAGCAAATCGAGGGCAAAGTCTCCAAAAAGGGCGTTAAGCTAGCATTTACCGAAGAAGTCATCGCAGACTCTCTTTGGGATATCGTTGGCCTTCACGTAAGGGCTGCAGGTCGTGCAATGGCTCGCCTTAAGGAGCAGATCGCTCTAAGCCGCTTCAAAGACGCTGCAACAATCGTCTTTGACAATGATAGTGGTTCATACGATGATACAACTGGTCGCGACATTAACGGTACTGCAAACAAGACCGTTACATGGGACGACATCATCGATATGGCTGCTGTCTTAATGGCAGAGAATCATATTCCAACCGACTTCATTTTGCACCCACTCATGTGGTCTGTATTCCTTAAGGATGCAATCTTCCACACAGGTGGTTCAGCAGCTGCAGTCAACACCAGCTGGGGCTATCGTCCTCAGTCCAAGGAAGCAGCGCTTAACGCAACTGCTCCCATGGGCCTTAACGTAATCGTTTCACCTTTCGTAAGCTTCACAGCAAAGAGTGGTGCTACCGCTGCTAGTTCAGATCTTTTCTTGATCGACCGCAACGAAGTTGGCACTCTTCTTGTTAAGGATGACATGAGCACCGATCAGTTTGATGATCCAAGCCGTGACATTCGCTCAATGAAGATGAAAGAGCGCTACGACATCGTAATGCTTGGCGACGGTGAGGGAATCACTGTTGCTAAGGGTGTTAGATTAGCACGCAACTATGAGGTTCAGGTCACAAACGAAATGACCTGATAGACCTTAGGGTGTTATAGTTACGATACCCGGGGCAAAGGGAGTGGTGTAAAAGCCACTCCCTTTGTTTATTATCCTATGTTTTTTTGTTACTAATATTTATAAATGATTAGGAGATAAATGTGGCACTAAACCTAATAGAGCACGCAGAAATTAATTTAAATACTGCAATAATTAAATTTGGAAGAACAATAAAAATATCTTCATTAAAGAATAGCAATTTTATTGTACAAACCAATACAGCTACACCAACTATTGTTGCTAATCCTTTTTTAACTATTAATACAATAACTGATTACAATCAAGTCTCCAGAACTCTTACCCTATATTGGGATGCAGTTCTTCAAAGTGAGACAGAATACAAAATTAGAGCTGTTGGCTTTCTCGATGCAGCAAATGAGCTAATAGCCGAAGAGCAAGTTATATTTGAAACCACCGAAGCTGCAACACCTTCTAGTTTTTCTTCAATTAGAGTTCCAGAAATTCAAGAAGTTTATATTGAAGATCACTCAATAAGAACAGACGCATATACGTCTATTCAAATAATAGCAAAGAATCCTAATTTTTATATTGCCTCCGTAGATCCATCTAATGGAGATTTTTATCTAGATAATTCATACAATAACGGAAGAGTGACAATAACATTTAGTTCTAGACCAGCTTCAAACTTCCTTAATAGCTTCTATTTTAAAGCACAAAGAAAAAAAATACAAAGATCACCATCAAGATGGGAAAATGTATCAGCAAACGTTTCTATGCATTCATGGAAACCAGAAGTCTATGTCGATTTTCCCTCTGATGACGCAACTCCAGTTTACAATGAAGAAGACGCAACATACTATGAATCTGGATATAAATACAGAATTATAGTTTCTAAAGATGTTGGTGTTTAATGGCTAATTTTATTTATAAAAAAGCAAAAGAGTCTTTTTTAAAAGGTGAAATTAATTTATATTCAAACACAATTAAAGTATTAATACTAAACAATACTTATACGCCCAATGTAAATACACATCAATTTGTTTCAGACATTAACTCATCTTCTATTGAAGACAGAAGTTCAGGACTATCTAACAAAACCGTAACAGATGGAGTATTTGACGCTGACGACGTAACGATCGGAAATTATTCAGGCAATTCTTTTAATGCAGTAGCATTATATTCAGACAGTGGCTCTGATGCGACTTCTAGGCTAATAGCATACTTAGATACGTCGACAGGCTTACCCTTTTCTAGCGCAAATATCCAAGCCCCTGTTACTATAGTGTGGAATAATGATTCCACTAAAATCATAGCTTTATAAGGAATATCATGGCAACAAATTATCCAGCTTCTCTAGACAATCTAGTGAATCCTACCGCAACAGATACTTTAAACTCTAACACAGTGCCACACCATTTGCAGCACACAAATGCAAATGACGCCATAGAAGCTTTGCAAACAGTTTTAGGTGTTAGTCCAGCAGGATCTTATTTAACTGTCAAAGACAGAATTATAGCAGCAGAACAAAGTATATCAACTCAGTCTATTTTAAATGGATTAACTGATGTTACTATAAGTTCAGTTGCAACAGGCAATATATTACGATACAACGGCTCTCAGTGGGTCAACTACTCTGAAAACAATCTAACCGATGGAGGAAATTTCTAAAATGGCAAATACAATCAGAATCAAAAGAAGGTCTAGCGCTGGAGCAGTTGGAGCACCAACAGGTCTTGCCAATGCTGAATTAGCATTTAATGAAGCTGATGATACACTTTATTATGGCAAAGGAACCGGTGGAGAAGGCGGACTTGCAACCTCTTCTTTAGCTATTGCTGGCCCGGGTGCCTATGTAGGCCTTTCTGGTACACAAACAGTTACTGGTAATAAAACATTTTCAGGAACAGTTGAACTTGGCGGATCTGCAACAGCTACTACTCAAACATCGGGAGATAATAGTACCAAAGTTGCAACAACAGCATTCGTAGCTGCTGCAGTAGGCGCAGTATCAGGTTCTTTTACTTTAGCTGGAGATGGTGGAACAAGTCAGACAATTACTCTTGGTGATACATTAACAATTTCCGGTGGAACAGGACTAACTGCTACAGCTGGTGCATCTGATAAAGTTACAATAGATCTTGATAATACAACTGTTACGGCTGGTTCATATGGTTCAGCTACAGCAGTTTCAACCTTTACAGTTGACGCTCAAGGTCGTTTGACCGCAGCTGGCACAGCAAACATCGCTATCCCAGCAAGTGCAGTTACAGACTTCAACGAAGCTGCTCAAGATGCAGTTGGAAATGCAGTTGGGACAGGCCTTACTTACACAGACTCAACAGGTGCAATTTCAGTAACAGCGAATACCTACGACGCCTATGGTTCAGCTTCAACAGTTGCAGGTAATCTAACGACTCATACATCAGCAACAGAAGCTCATGGTGCAACTGGTGCAGTAGTTGGAACTACAAACACTCAAACGCTTACGAACAAGACTCTTACTACGCCAACCATCAATGGACCAGAAATCACGGCTACTGGTGGGACTCCAAGAATTCATGGTATCTATCTTCCAGATGCACATTTTATTACATTTGAAGGCGCAACGGCTAATGAGTTTGAGACAGTCCTTGCAGTTACTGACCCGACAGCCGACAGAACCGTAAGTCTTCCAGACGCAACTGGTACTGTAGCGCTTACTAATAATAAACTTTCGGATTTTGCAGCTACTTCATCATCAGAACTTGCTGGAATTATATCGGATGAAACTGGTACTGGAGCACTTGTATTTGCTAATACGCCAACACTTGTAACGCCAAACATTGGTGCTGCTACTGGTACATCTCTTACCCTTTCAGGTGATCTGACAGTCAACGGTACAACAACTACAATTAACTCAACTACAATCACGGTTGACGATAAGAATATCGAGCTTGGTTCAGTCGCAAGTCCAACAGACGCAGGTGCTGATGGTGGTGGTCTTACCCTTAAGGGCGCAACAGACAAGACCTTTAACTGGATTGACGCAACTGACTCATGGACTTCATCAGAAAACATGAATCTTGTAAATGGTAAAACTTTTAAAATCAATGGAACTGATGTTCTTTCTGGTTCAACTCTTGGTTCAGGGGTAACCGCATCAAGCCTTACTTCAGTTGGAACAATTGCAACTGGTACATGGAATGGTACCGCAATAGCCATAGCTAACGGTGGAACGGGCTCTACAGACGCTGGAGCAGCTCGTACGGCTCTTGGATTAGCAATAGGCACTAATGTACAGGCTTACAATGCAAACCTTGGAGCAATAGCAGGATTAACTTCTGCAGCAGATGCTCTTCCATATTTTACTGGATCAGGAACTGCAACAGTTACAACATTAAGTTCATTTATTAGAGGATTACTTGATGATGCAGACGCAGCTACAGCTAGAACTACTCTTGGTGTTGATACATACACAATTGATGGTGGCACGTTCTAATTAACTTATGTTATAATAACTTAGTTAAGTGGAGTGACTAATGGCTAATACTATAAAATTAAAAAATAGTGGCACATCGTCCAATACGCCTACATCTTTGGAATATGGCGAACTAGCAATTAACTACGCCGATGGAAAACTTTATTACAAGAATAGTTCCAACGCTATTGTTGAATTTACTAGTTCCGCCAATCTAGCTGGAACTGTATATAACGCTACAATTGGCGATGGCACCAGTAATTCATATGTTTTAACGCATAACTTTGGTAGTAGGGACGTAAGTGTAACAATTAGAGAGGCTGCTTCTCCATATGGTTTAATTTTAACTTCTTGGGAAGCAACTTCCAGCAATGCTATAACTGTTTATTTTGATTCTCCACCATCTTCTAACTCTATTAGAGTTTCTATTTATATTGCTGTAGCAGGCCTTGAGGTGGGTCCTGCTGGTCCTACAGGTCCCACAGGCCCTACAGGCCCAACTGGTCCCACTGGAGCCGCATCAACAGTTCCTGGCCCTACTGGCCCTACTGGACCTACTGGACCTGAAGGCCCTACGGGTTCACCAGGCCCTACAGGCCCAACTGGTCCCACTGGAGCCGAATCAACAGTTCCTGGCCCTACAGGACCAACTGGTCCTAACGGACCAGCAGGATTAACTGGCCCAACTGGCCCAACTGGCCCTAGTGGATCTTTTGCTAGCACGCAAACAATAAATGTACAAACAGGAACTAGTTACACTTTAGCCAATAGCGACTTAGGAAAAATGGTTACATTAGATAATGCTTCAGCGATAACAGTAACTGTTAATACTTCAACAGGATTAAGTGCAGGTCAATCAATAGACCTACTACAGCTTGGAGCTGGACAAATAACAATCGCTGCTTCAGGAGTAACAATAAATAGTACACCAGGATTAAAGTTTAGAGCTAGATATTCTGCAGCTTCTTTATTCTGCGTAGATAGCAATAGCTATGTTCTTATCGGGGACTTGAGTGCGTAATGCCTATCAAGCGTGGGACTAGCAGCATACCCAAGTTGCTGCCAGACATAACAATTGGTTCTACAACTAATTTTAATCAATCTATTGCGACGCTAAACGCAACAGTTTCCGCTAATAAATACCCAACTACTGTTTATTTTGATTACTCAACTAGTTCATCTTTTACAACATTCACAACAGTTACATATGGCTCTACTGTTAGCGGTCAGGCTTCAAGCATTTTTCAAAACATAACTGGTCTAGCGGTTGCAACTCTCTACTATGTTCGCTGCCGTGCAACAAACGCTATTGGAACTACTACAAGTTCAAGCACATCATTCACTACCTGGTCTTTAAAGACGTTTACGCAAACTACTGCTGGTGCCTTCTCTGTTTCAATTCCTTCAGTAACACCAACTAGCGGAAGTGCCGTTGCACCAGTTATCTATGAAATGCTTCTTTACGGAGCAGGTGGTGGAGCCAACTATGGTGGCGGTGGCGGTGGCGGTTATCGTCTATTCTCATCTCACACATCATCAGCAACTGGTACACAAACAGTTAGCGGAACTGTCGGAGCAGGAGGTGCCGCAGGAAACGGTGGTACTGGTACTGGTACTGCAACGACAGGTGGTAGCACAACTTTGACAGTTGGTTCGACTACATGGACTGGTGGAGGAGGAACTGCTGGTGAACATCCAGGTGTCAACAGTGCACCTAGTGGTAGGGGTGGAACTGCTGGCAGCGGCACTAACGCATCTAACCTTGGTGGCACAAATGCTTATGGTTATTACTACTTCACTGGCACTTATGTTCAGGTCGTAGTTGGCTATGTACAAGTGTGTCAAAGTTTTGATAAGAACGGAAACTGTACGGCCTATGGTCCAGACTACAACCAGCCAATTTACGGCAATGACACTAATCAGCCCATCTATGCATGGAATGCTTCCTATTATGCCTGTGGTGGTGGTGGCGGAACAGATTCTGCTGGTTCAAATGCCACGGGACATAGTACGGCAACTCAAGTTGGTGGCAATGGAGGTACTGGGGGTGGAGCATATGGCCTTCGTGGAGGAAACGGTGGAGGTGGATACGGAACACAAGGCAACGGATCTGCTGGAGGTTTCTCTGTAGGTTCTGGTACAATAGTTGGCAGTGGAGGCTCTCAGTTTGGCGCAGGCAGTGCTGGTGGCATTACATTCAAATACTACGGACCTTAAGGCACAATATGATTACAGTTAAACCTTTTACAATTGATGTACTGAAAACATTTCGTTTATTTTATGTATTAGACCAAATTACAGAAAGTACTTTAGAATTGTATCGTCGCACTCCTGCCGGAGACGACCCATTTGAAGAAGCTGAAGTTTTTTCTATGCAGGACGGACATCTCTTGGTTGCTATAAATCATCCATTCAAGTATGCAGGAAACATATGTCTAATCGCTAAATCTCAAGATATAGAAGAGGTTGTCAACCTAACGCCTTGGGAGCGACTCATGGATGTATATAATACAGATATTGATAATACTGACCAAGGTTTTTTTATTTTTTGTGAATCCAGAGCTATTTTTGACCCAGAATTAGAATGGCGCTGCGACAATACAATGTATGGCCCACATGCTGGCTTTGTGAGAGAAAATGGTCGAGTTGTTCCAACACTAAATAAAATTTTAGCATACGAAACAATTATGTCCCTGCATAATGTCGGCTATTTAATATATCTTCACCTTCATGATGACATTGAAATTCGTGAAAAATACAAGAATAATGCAGAAGTACCTTGCGTGGGTCTTACATTGTCTGAATTTTTTAAGCTACTTTATGAATGGTCGGAAGTAACTAAAGAACCATTTAATAGCACTGAGGACATTGCTATTAAGGCATCACAATTTCTAGATGCCTTTGGGTTTACCCCCGATCTTGTGGATAATCAATCAGACATGCAGGTTGTTAGCTACCTCACTGGTAGCGAGAACGCACGACTTCGTCCGACTAATGTTCAACCAAATAAGCCAGAATTAATTACATTTGTTAAAAAAAATATGGCATCCAGCTCGGTTTCTTCATTGTGTAAACTGTATCCAGGTTTATGGGATATTAATGAAATTTTAAACAAAGAAAAAGAAGAACTAGATGCAGGAATAGTACGATTTAAAGATTTTTATCAAATACCAGAAGATTGGGATATTTCTGATACTGCTAGAATTATTGAACATTGTGAGCTATATTTTAATCCCACAATTGGTTCATATGTACACAATCAGTTGAGATTATTTAAAAATAAATCTATACTTTTAGAACAATTATAAGAATAGCATTTATACTACAACTGCCTTTGGGTGGTATATTAATATATTTAAAAAACAAAATGCAGTGACTTATATAGGTAGACACGAGATAAAACCGGTTACTAGTGGTAATAGGCATGTTTACTTGCAATTTTTCTCTTATAGGAAAAATGACCATATTAATGAGAATTCAATAAAATGGTTTAAAGACTTACAAAAATACGTTATATCAGGATAATAGATGTTATACAACGAGAATATTAGCTATAATCAGCCAAGCCTAAGTTACATAGGTACGGTTATAATTAATGTTTTAGGAATATCTAATCCTATAATAATTTCTAATTTAAATGTTGCAGTTAGTATTTCTCAGGATTATTCTAACGCTACCACTGTTGCTGTCATTTCCTATGATATATATTCAGAAGGAATTTTGACCATACAAGCTACAGAGTCTCAAGCAAACGCAATTATTCAAGTACTAGCTTCTTATGATGAAGGCGCTAGCGGAGCAATAAGCCTAGAGGCAATAGGAAATCAAACAAGTGCTACCTCAGTAGCCTCAACTGTTTCGTTAAGTTCTGGCACTGCAGAAGTAACAATATCATAATTTTATTAAAATTGGAGTTAAAATGACAGTAAGCAGAGTTTTAGTTAACGATACTGTTAGAATTAAAGTAAAATTTGTTGACACAGATCCTGTTACGCTTGAGCAAACAGAGGTGAGCCCAACAGCTGTTAATGTTGTTGTTTTAAACTCTAGTGGGACTCAAATAGCTTCAGCTTCGGCAACACAAATTACAAGTTCAGAGTATTATTATAATTTTTCTACCACTAATGCAGGAGAATATACAATTAGATTTACTGGAACTTTAGTAAATAATACTTCAATAACTGTTAGTCAACAACTCTACGTTAGTTCGACAACAGAAGAATACAAGCCTTCAATAACTCTTAGGTCTGATGAAACAATATCTTTTGCTCCAGATATCGAGCCACTTTATCTAGACCCAGAGGAAATACTTTCTATATTTCCAGAAGCAGGACTTTTAGAAATAGGAGAACTTGTTTATAATTATTCAAATGAAGTAAAAGAAATATATTCTATTCAAGATTCAAATACAAGCCCAGATCTTCCGTTTACCGTTTTAGAATACATTAAAGCATCAGTTTGCTGTGAGCTTAGTAGAACGTACGGATTTGGTGGAGACGACGAAATGAGCCTTAAGCTTGCAGACCTAGAAATTACCAATAGATCAGCCCCTAGAGATGTAGCAACCAGATCAAATGCAACGACATGGTGCCAGATAGCAGCCTCGTTAAGAAGAGAGATTCTAGCGAAAAAAGTTTTTATAAGAGGCGTTCAGCCAAAAAATCTTCCAAACAAAAAAACTTTTACTTCTGGCAAAACATTAGATCCACAAACAGGCAAATTAATATACTTGTCTGACAAAGAACTATATGGTCCAGGAAGAAGAACTCCAACTGATCCAGAAGACCCTATGCCAGGCAGAGGTCTAAGACAGTATGATTGATGCTAAGAAGATATTTGAAAAAATACTAAGGCAGTGGGGACACGATATCTTTATACAAAGAAGACTTTCTGACGACTTTGTTTATAACGATACGCTAGAAAGGCATACTACTAGATCAGTTTACGCAAGAAGCTTTGCCCTGTCAAATGCAAAAGATGAAGTTCCAGAGGGAGTGATAACTAATTCCGAGCTAGTTTATTATTTTAAAAAAGAAGTAAATCCAAAACCCGGTGATAGAATTTATGAAGAATCTTATAACTCTTTAGACGATACTATAATATATGTTATAGATGACAGCTATGGGGTAAGGGGAAAAAGAGGGGAAATCAACTATTGGATAGTTGGTGCTACAAAAGAAGTTCCGAGCTAGTATGTTAATTGCAAAACCAAAAGAATATGTAGAAATACAATTCACATATAAAAGTGGATATGAATATATAGATCCAACTGGTGATATTATTGTATATTTTAAAAGAGGTGTTGGAACTCCTGGAGCAGTCATAGATGGACCACTTCTTTATAATATAAGTTATATAAGCGCAGCAACTCCCACATATACTCAAAATATATCTTCTACAGCAACTATAGAAAGAGTTTCCCAAGGGTCGTACAAACTAAGGTATATGCTTCCAGAGGGTTTGTATAAAGGTAATTATACAATACAAATATCTACAGTCGCAGATTTGTCAAACTCAACTAAAGAATATTATATACAGTGTAATAATCCAAATAATTTAAACGAAGAATATTCCTATAATGATAAATCAATATCTATATCAAGTAGATCTAAATATGTTGAGATAAATAATCTAGCAACAAACTCCATTATGTTAATAGGCCATACAGATGCTCTTCAAGAATTTGAAATATATAGGCCAGCGTCAATGCAAGATGCGGTCAATGTTCTTAGGGCAGACTTTGATTCTCCTTTAACTAGAGGAGTATTTGATTGTTACGCCGCAGGTGGTAGAGACATATATATTATGTCATGTGGAAGTATGTCCGAATATGTCTCAGATATTTCAAAAAGAAACGATAAAATATTTGCCGACGATTCTGCTACTCCAAATACATATTCTTTTTATGAATATTATGGAGCAAAGCTTTCACTTTGTTACGAAATATTATCTGATTATGAGTTTATAGATATAATAGTTCCATTAGAAACATCTTTTATATCTACTAATGGAGTTAATTTTGTAAAGCAGTTAGCTGACCATTGTCATCAGGTTCAGATTTCTACTGGAGAAGTGCAAATGGGAATTATTGGATCTAGAAGTTCTAGCTCAAGAGATGCTGATATCAATAATATAAATAACGCAGATTTTGAAATAGCTTCATCGGTCACATCTTCTGGGGAAGTAACAAAAGACAGTGGTAAATATATTATATTAATATATGGAGAGGCAGTATTTAACCATAAACAAATTCGAAGATCATACACTAGCTCTATGGCTGCAGCCTACGCAGGATCTCTTTCTTCCAATAGGGTTGATTATGGAATGGCAAAAAAAAGAATTGAACCATGTTTATCAATATTTGGAAATGAATTAAGTTCAAATCAAATGGCTATATTAGAAAATAAAAAAGTAAATACAATCTTTTCTGGAAATAGGGCAAGAAGAGGCGCTCTTTATGATGTAAGAATTAGCGGAGACTTAACTCAATCAATATCCGAAAACTATTCAGACTCATCTAATGTTCGATTAGTCGCCATGGTTATAGCGGAAGTCCAGTCTATGGGGCAAAACGCTATAGGAAAGTTTGCTAACGATCATTTGATAAGGTCAGTAGATGGTTTCCTGCAAGAATTAAAAATTAATGATATTATTAGAGATTATAACTTCGATGCCTATGCAGACAGATTAGAAAAAGGAAAATTGTATTTTACTATTTCTATTACATCCGTTAGAACATTAAGGTCAATATCTTTTAATGTAGCAACAGGCAGAGGAGCTTAAAATGCCACAGAACGCTTTTAGATTTCCGGTACCAAGCGTAAATGAAATCAATAATGACAGAATGTTTGGAGCACCACTTCAAGCGTCTGGCAATCTATCATATTTAGAGTTTATAGCAGTAGTTAAAGCTTTGTGGGAAAACGCATATCCAGATATTAAAATACAGCCAACAGCAAGCGGTGCATACGCAGAATATCCTGTTATAGTGTATGGTTTAGAAATTAGAAAAACCCACAGCGCAGAACCAAAGCCAAGAACTAGAAATACGCAAAGTGTTCCAAATGTTATGGTTTTCGGACAAAGATTTCAAAATGTTGTTAGTTTTAGTTTAATAACAAAAGCAGATCAAGCAACCTCAAAAAGTGATCTTGAAAAAAGATATTCTGGAGCACAAGTTGCCGATACTTTAATAGAAATATTTGAAGACTTTATGCTTGAACATACTCCTGTTTTTAAAAGATTAGGGGCAGCAGAATTGGTCTATTCAAGAAGACTTTCTGACTCGGACATCAATAGGGACAATACTGACGTAGTTAAAAGAACAGTCACCTATATGTTGACAACGGAAAAACTTATAGCCACATCAGTTGATGTTGTAGAAAAGATAGCAATTGACGTCAGAAGGTATATGGCCTATGAAGAGTCAATTTTGGGACATAGAACAGATTATGCAACTCCAAACTACGAAAACACTGAAATAAATATAATAGACCTATATCAAACTTCTACCCCAAATACTTAATGTAGTTTGTTTTTATAAGTTTGTTATTACTATATAAAAGAAGTTAAAACCAAACTGCCCCAATCGGAGGTCTATAGACTAATGGCTCTACCAGGTGTAAAAACAGTAATTAAAGATCGCTTTTATAGCATCTCTAGACAGGACATACCTGTCGGTCCAAGAATCTGCCTAATCGCTAAAAGAGGTGTGGCAGTTGCGGGCGACAATTCAAGCAAGGTAAAAGACCTTGACGTAGTTCAGGCAACAACTGAGCAAGACGTAATCGACGCTTTTGGCGAAGACTCACATGTCCACAGAGGATTTATTGAGCTATTAGCAGGAGGCGCTGAAAGAATCTTTATCGTACCATTGCCAGCTGACTCAGTTTTTGATCATTCAGCTGGAACAATAACAAGTTCTTCCAACTCTGGCACTAACGTATTTGATGCAGCATTTGCAGCAGCAGAAGCTGCGCAACCTGACATTATCGTTCCTTGGGGTCGTGGCGGTCATCCAGACGATTGGCAAAGCCCAGCAACTCCTGGTGATGACGCAGAGTATGGATTTTATGCAAACAATACAACCACAACATCAAGTTGGGCCTACAAGATTGCTGTAAAAGTTAAAGAAATTTGTGAGAATTCACATTCTTGTTTCGCAGTCATGGGAGTAAAGCCATACAATCCTGGTACTGGAAATATTACAGAAATAATGACTCCAGCAGAGGTTGCAACACACCTTAATACATCAGCCACTTCAGGCAGCGTTCTCTACACCCTTATTGATAGAGATGGAACAAATATGGCAGAAGTTGGTAGACACGTTGTTGTCATTTCTTCCGAGCTTAAGCCAGTTAACTATGAAACAGATTGGGGCTATGCCAATGGCGCAACAACCATGGCAGCAGCAATCAGCAGAATGGCTTCGTTTACTTCGCCAGTCAACAAGACAGCTTATAACGTTGCTGCAATGAGATATAACCCAACAAGAACTCAGCAAGAAAGACTCTCTAATGCAGGAGTAAATACTATTGCTCTTAACTTTAATAAGATACCAACCTTCATTGAAGGTCTCACATTGGCATCTTCAACATCTGACTATACAAGAGTTTCAACAATGAGAATCATTAATGAAGCAGCTCTTTTGGTTAGACAAGTATGTCAGAAGTTTATTGGAGAAGCATCAACCATTCAGACTCGTAACTCAATGGAAACTGCAATTACATCAGCTTTAAGAGGTATGCAACAAATTGGAGCTTTGCTTGATAGTGACTTTACAGTAAGTTACATTCCAGCAGAAAACAAAGCGATTGTTGATCTCGTTCTGACACCAGCATTTGAACTCAAGAACATTGACGTTCAAGTAGCAATTAACCTATAAACCATAAATAAAAATACCGAATTGGAGGGTATAAAATGGCAGGAGAATACTATGACGGCCCAGTTAATAAGTATCTAAATACTTATACTACATTTTCTGGAGCAGACATTGTTGCCACCTTTGGTGGCGTTGAAATTGGAGCACTTTCTGGAATTACTTTCTCAGTAACAAGAGAGAAGGCACCTATTTACACCATGGGATCACCAAACCCACGCTCTTTCTCAAGAGGTAAAAGAGGTATTGCAGGCTCATTGATTTTCACAGTCTTTGACCGCCCAGCTCTTTACCAAATGATAGAAGCACACCATGCAACAGACAACTCAATGAAGTTCTTTACAAGAAGACACAATACTCTTCCTGGAGATCCTCAGCACAAGAGAGGTATTGCAGAATTTACAGATCAATCACGCGATATTGTATCGCAAGTTCCATATTATGCAGATCAAATTCCTCCATTTGATATCACAGTAACATTTGTTAACGAGTATGGACAAGGCGCAGTTAGATCAATTTACGGAGTAGAGCTCTTGAATGAAGGTTCTGGAGCTTCTATGGATGACATTGTAATTGAAGAAACAATGACATACGTAGCCCGTGAAATAGGCCCGATGTACAGAATAACAACTGATCAACTCGGCAGATTTAACACCGGAGACCTTAAGGATATAATCAGCTCAGATGCAGCTGGACAGAGTGGTTTAAATACTCAAATTATTAGACCATAGTATCTAATTAGAACCCAAATAATATGGAGGACGTGATTTAGTTTCATGTCCTCCATATTATTTTTTAGGAGATTAAATGTCATCACTTCAAGAAAAAAGAGATCAAATATTTCGATATGAAAGTGGGGTCACTTCAAACAGAGTTGCCAAAGGCATGCCTGACCCATTTTCAAATATGTCATATGCAGGTACCGATATATCTGCGACAATAGTTGTTCCAAACATAGATAGAAACACTAAGACGGTAGGTGAATCTGACATTCTTGAAATGGCAGAAATTCAAACAATCTCTTATTCAATTCACAGAGAAAACTCACCAATAAGAACATTGGGGCATGTTAATCCAAGGGGCTTTGTTAAAGGCGGAAGGACTATAGCTGGATCTTTAATCTTTACTGTTTTTAATGAATATGCATTCTACAGAATAAAAGAATTTAGACAGATGATGTCTGAAACAGGCTTGTTCTTTGCTCCTTTAGCAGACATGTTGCCACCATTTGATATTGTTTTATCTTTTTTTAACGAATATGGAATGGCATCTAAAATGAAGATATATGGCGTTACTATAGTTGACGAAGGTGGCACAATGTCTGTAGACGACCTTATCACTGAGCAAACATACACATTTATGGCCAGAGGAATGCAGCCACTTGTAAGTATGGAAAAAGATCCAATGATGCTTCCAGACGATGTTTATGACGCATATGAGCAGAGGCAAAAGAATTTTTGGAATTCAGATTCTACAGACAAACTAACAGAGTATACTACTTTCATAGATAGAGTTCCAAGAGCTTAGGATAAAAAATGCCAAGAGATTATAATTCGATTGTTGGACAAAAATCATATAGGCCTTTTACTTCGTATGTGCCGTATGAATTGAGAGACCCAACACAAGCAAGAAGCTTTGATCCACTTAATCCAAATGTAGATCTTCAATGGGCTGGAAAATCAAGTTCTGCAGAACAATTTAATCAATATTATGATTATTATTTTACTGGAGAAGATGTAAGGATCTATATAGATGGTCTTTTTGATCAATCAGATGAACTAGATTTAGCTAGCTTTGCTTTTGCAATTAAGCAAGAAAAGCAACCTTTATATGGATTTTGGTCATACAACTATGATGTAATGATGGTTGGAACAAGAATTATTACTGGGGAGTTTAATGTCTATGCCAGGTACCCTGGTAGAATGAACGACCTATTGTCAAAAGCTGCTGAAAAAAGAGCTGGATTTTATACCGCAGAAGGATCAAATGCAAGAATACAATCCTTTTTGATGAGTAGAGTAGAATCATTAGATGATGAAAAAAATATTAAAAAATACTGGGCAAACAGTCAGTTAGATAGACTTTCTTCTGACAATAGTACAGACGATGCTAGAAATATATTCTCTGCACACCCTCCTTTTAACTTTGTTATTAAATACGGGACCCAAGAAGGTTCTGTAACTACAGTAGCAAGAAATAAAGGCAATGATGGCGATGACAACTACGACATGCTTGATAGGCTGATGGCTACAGATTATAATGAAAGACTAGTTCAAAAAACAGCATCTGATAAAATGGACATTGTTTTGCAGAGCGTACAGCTTCTTGGAATGGCTTCTGGCTACTCTACTGGCGGCGAGCCACTAATGGAAACGTATCAGTTTATAGCAAGGGATATGTACATATCTTCTGGAGCGTCTAGAAAATCTCCAAGTTCAAGCGAAACAGCAGCAACCAATGATGCAGCTCAAGCTAAGGGCACAAGTGCAACTCAGAACTCAACACCCCCAACTCAACAAAGAGTTCAGTATGTAACCACTTATGGGCAGGTTCCATAAATAGTATTTTGTGATATAATGTTTTAGGTTTATTTTAAATAATTAGGAGAAAAAAATGACTGAGAAAAGAAAAGTAGTAGTTAGTGCGTCTGAAGAACTAATGGAAGAAACTGGTTCTGACGAGGCACTTGTTGCAAAAATGGTAGATGAAGACTTCAATACAGAGGAAGATGATTTTGAACCAATATCTTCGGTAGAAGATCTTCCTGATGAAGAAGAGATTTGGCCAGATGGACCAACTGCAGGTCAAATTAAGATTTGGAAAAAAGAACATGGTGATGTTTATGTAACTTCAATATCTTTTGATAAGCATATTGCTTGGAGACCTCTTTCTAGAATAGAATACAAAAATTTAGTTAGAAAAATGGAACAACTTGTCCAGTCTGGACAATTGTCTACGGCAGAAGCTAATCTTTGGAATGAAGAAGCTATAGCAGAACTTTGCATTCTGTTCCCATCATACGATATCGCTGCAATGACCAGAGAGATGGCTGGACTTCCATCTTTAATTTCTCAAGAAGTTCTTGAAGCATCAGGTTTCGTTGCGCTAGAAGTAAGACAGTTATAATAAATGTTAGACCCATCTTTTATATTTAAGATAAAAAATAAATATGGGTCAATATTTGAGACCTCTATTAAAAAGCAAACTATTCTTTTTAGAGAGTTAACCTTTTCTGAGTTTGATCATATATCTGAATTCCAAAAAAATGGAGATAGCAGCACTGCTGACATAGAAGATCTTATAATAAAATACTCGGTAATATATCCAAAAGATTTTAACATAGACAACTATCCAGCTGGCCTTATTTCCTCTTTAGCAGAAGAAGTTTTGGAGGAGTCAGGATTTTCTTCTGCAAGAAGAGCAAAACAAATAGTAGAGCAAAAAAGAGAAGAAGCCAATGAGGTCAGGTCATTAATGAAGGCTTTTGTTTTGGCAACAATGCCAAATTATCATCCTTCCGATCTTGACAATATGACTTTTTCTAAATTAGCTGAACACGTTGCTTTGTCTGAAAAAATTATTGAAATTCAACAGAATGCCGCAGGCATGGAATCTACCAATGTCTCTCTTCAATTGATTGATCCAGAAGAAGAAATGCAAAAGCAAAAAGATTATGCAAACAGATTCAATGCATCTAGAAAAGATGGTGAAGCTAAATTTGAGGACCCAATTGCTCGCAAGCTTTGGGGATAGTGCTAGGAATAAAAGTTGATCAGAGACCGTGGACCAATAAGCAGTTTAGGTCATGGGGTTACTTCTAGAGACGCTCAAATAAATGAGGGAGAATCAGAGGGCCCAAGTCCTAATTCTGGAGCTATAGCTAGAGCATTAAACGACCATCCTATGATGCGTTTCTTCGCATCAACTACTTCAGCTGTTGTTGTCTCCGCCGTCTTAGGTAGGGTAGTCAAAGGACAGGGTCTTAAGCTTGGAAAAAGAATTCAAGATGCAGCAGATTCAGGTGGGCAATTTTCTTCTAGATTTGTTGATTCATGGAATAAACTAAGACGTACAGCAGATGAACTAGAGCGGAGTTACTCGATACGTTGATGATAGCGTTGATCCTTATAGTAGGCTAGTTTATGAAGGGCCAGACGGCTCTCTAAATACTGGTCGAGCAACACAGGTTGTTCATAGAGATCATTTGCTAGAGGGTGGAAACTATTTAACTAGAAGCGAGATTCAAACAGCTGGCGGAGGAATTACAAGAGAATCTGCTGCTGTTTGGACGGCAAGAGATGACTTACAGCAAAAGTTAGTTCAACTCGGTAGAAGACTTCCTTATGAGCTTCCTGCTCTTTATGTGGCTCAAAGGGCTGTAACCGATCCACTTTTTGGGCATAATCAGGATAAAAAGAAAGTTAAATGGTACAATCCAGCGGATGTTTTAGCAGACTTTGCAAAACAATCTGTATACAATATTGCCTCCATTACAGGAATGGGTGCAGTAGGTGGCGCAGCTTTAGGTAGAGCAAAATTTTATTACGATATACCATACGCAAGTAATCCAAACTTATCTTTAACAGCAAAACAAATGGCAAGAGCCAATAAGGTCGCCGATCTTAGGACAATTCTTGAAGAAGTCGGTCAAGATTTTTCAAAAATAGCTGGAGAAACAACCAAGTACATGTCTAGTGCTGGTGCAGCTTTTAATTATGCGGTAGAGCAAGGTAAACAAAATCAAGTTGGTCCCGTTCAAGCAATGTATAGAGCAAGAGGTGGCCCAAAGGCCGCAGCACTTGCAGCTGAAAGAGACGGTAAATCAAAGTTAAATCAAGCAGGTCAATACGCTAAAGCTTTTTTTGTAGGTTTTGATGATACTGCACAAAGTTATTATGGCGCAATAGATACGATACCAGCATTTAGGGGATTTTCTGTTGGATTAAGATCTTTTAATAGCAAGTTTAGAGATGCAAAAATAGGCCATGATGTTATTTCTGGATCTAAATCTTTTGCTGATGCAGTCTCCTTAATCAGAGGACCATCTTTAGACGCAACTAATAGACTAGAAGATGCAATTAGAGCTGTTCAGGGGCAACATAGAAGTAAGTTTTCGTCTTACGCTGAAACAGTTAATCAACTCATGGGCAAAGGTGGTCCCGGTGGTGGTGCCGTTGATGATGCAACATTTGCACAAGTATTAAAAACAAATGTATATAAAGAACAACTTGCAGCAAACTTAAGAAGAAATGGTGCTTCAGATGAAGCAGCAGATAAGTTTGTAAGATCTCTTAATGTAGTTAAAACACCCAGAACTAGCAGGGGTATGGAGCATGCTAGTGTTAGAATACAAATAGGTAAAAATAGAATTTTATCTCAAACAGATGACGATTTTTATGACACCGTTACAAAAATATTTAGAAAAGCTAATCCTGAAGTTGAAGATCAATTTACAAACGATGCACTAAAAAGATCGATTAGCGCAACAGATGCACTTTTTACTAAAAAAGAATTTCAAAAAAGACTAAATGCAAAAACAAAAAGTTACTGGAATACTTTTTATAACGACTCAGTAGTTCCGTATGGGCAAACAATGCTCAAGCCACAAAAAGCTGTTTATCAAGATTTTGTTGGTCCACTTACAGGTGCAAAAGAAGAATTTCTAAAAAGAAGAACTGCACAAATACTTGGCATAGATTTATTAGATTCAAATGGTAGATACTTAAGTTCCTCAATAATTGATAAACAAATAAAAAATAGAGGAATAGACTCAAGTAGCTTTGGTGAACTAAGAGCATTTTTAATTAAGAATAAAGCAATGTCATCAAGAGCAAGTTCTGGTGGATATAACCTTTTTGGCATGAAACAACTTTTGGTTGACGAAGCTTTTGATAGTGGACTTTTTAATTATTTAAAACCAGAACAAAGAGATGTCGTAAGAGACATAGCTGGAAAACTAAAGATAAATGATCCCGTTTCAAAATCAATAGGCTTTTCAAAAATTGATGGAGTGTATCAAAATAAAAGAGGAGAAATTGTTGACCTAACAAAAATAAAATCTTTAACAACTAGCTTAAAAGATTTTATGACGGAACAGTTCAGAATACCAATTGTTAGATTTAATCCTATGCAAATGCTAGGAGTTGGTGGTCCAAGTGGGGTTAACAAATTTGCTCCAATTCAGATTCAAGGTGGCATGTCAATGCAACCATTTGGAAGACTTGAGTCGCACGCAGCTGAGATGTTTATTTGGACAAAGAAAAGCTCAGGCATTTTTGGGTCAAAAGGAAATCTTTCAATAATGGGGCAAGAAGCCTCTACGATGTCTCCAAAGGTAACGCAACTAAAAGGTCTTTATAATATAGTTAATCCTCAAGAAAGTAATATCTTTACTCGAGCATTAAGTTATATGGCTAATAAAAAATCCATTTCTACAGGAGAGATGGACGCAGCAGCAGGAAATAGGGATCTTTCTTTCTTGGAAAGAATGAAAAAAAGGTTTGATGTTGACGAAGAGCAGCCAAACTCTTTATTTAAATTAGCTTCTAGATTCCGTAAAAGGGATTATGATATAAATAATCCAAGAGTTCTTATAGACTTAGCATTGCAAAATGAAGTTAGATACAAAGGCGGAAGGACTCTTAGGCTTCAAGCTGGAACAAAAGGAGCTGAGGTTGTAGATGATCTTGATAATGTTATCTATGATCATAAACAGGTTTTAAGAGCTTACGATAGATTCCAAGAGCAACCGTTTAATTATGGAGCTCCTCTACCATTCATGAAAGAGTTGGAATCATTATATGGTGCAAGAATGCAGGTAGCGGTTCCTTCACTTAATAAACAAATGAGTCCCACTGATATAACGAATCCAGTCGAGGGAATAGCAACTGGAGAAGCACTTTTAGACGATATATTCAGATCTATACCAGGCTTAAGAGCTAGGGGGGTTGATACCACTGGTTTAACTAGACAAACATCAAGAGTTAGAGGAATGCTCGACGACACAAACTTGTCTGCAGTTTCTCAAATGGCAGAAAAATCTCCAGCTTTATCAACTAGATTAGATGAATTAAGAAATGAAATATTCAGACTAATGATTCAGCGCGATGCTGTAGCTAGAGGAGTAAATAATCCATCTCAACTCATCATAGACATTGATAGTATTGTTACAAAGATGTTGAAAGATGGAAGACTTTCTACAGCCCAAGCAGCAGAAGCAAAAGCGGCTGGTCTTTCCACTCTTTTAAACTTTAATGCACTAAAAACATTTCAGCCAAAAATGCCAACAGGAGTTAGTGCGGCAAGTGCTTTAGACGAGTTTATAAAAGTAGCTAGAGATCCTTCAACAAAAAAAGCATTTACATCATTAGCTGAACCTTACATTCGTGGAACTAACTCTATAATAAATTCAAGTGGTGTAAGATCATTTACTGCACCATTTAAACCAGCTTTTAGAAGACGTTTTGGCGTAGCTCCATACAGTGTTGATGAGTATGCAAGCAATCCTCTTGGTAATCAATCTTTAACTTTTGTACCGACAGCTTCAACAGCAGCATCAATAGCTGGAGGAAAAAAGGTTGGTTTAAATATAGCAGGAGTAAATAGTTATAATGATCCAGCTTCTGTAAGTTTTGCATCAATCCCAATGTCTCATGGTTTTGAAAGATTAAATAGATATTTTGGCACAGTAGGCGCAGGAATTAATGTTTCCAACTATAAGGGTCCACTAGATCTATACGCAAGAGGCATGGTAATGAAGAGGGCTCTGCCAGTTGTTGCTGGAGGCGCAACAGTGCTTGCAGCCGATAGAACAATCGGTGGAATGGTCAACGAAAAAGATATTAGAGGAGAAAGAGTTTACTCTCCATTCTTTTTGGGACAAGCAGCATCTGGAGTAATGCAGGCTCAATCTCTAGCTGCAGGAATTACTCCTGGTGGAATGGGATACCAGGAAAAGAAAGAACAATTAACCCAAGGTGAAGTTGCAATTAAGCAAGGTAGATATTGGCCTCTTGGCAACACTCCTTTTGAGGGTGGAAAAACAATGTACTATAGACCATCTTGGTACAAGAGATTAAAAACCGCATCAACATATAGCTCTGATTTTTGGGAAACTCCAGCAGAAAAACTAGCGTTTGGCTATGACTTTTCCCCACTAAGGCCATTTGATCCTTATAGATTTGAGAGAAAACACTACTACGATAGGCCGTACCCTGTAACGGGAGAATACTTTAGTGGACCTTTTGGCCCTGTAACTTCAGTGTTAAATGCATCAGTAGGAAAGCTATTAAAGCCACAACTGCAAATGCATGCTGACGAAGTAACTCAAAATATGGCCCAGTATGTTCCAGCAGGTCAGTCGGGAGCATATAATCCACAAGGATTAATGATGTCGGGAAGAGTAACCATGGATTATGGCCAAAGAATTCCTGGTACAGGTTCATATACTGGAGGTTTTGGAGCTGGAGCGCCTGGCCAAATGGTGGGCTCAGGTGGAAATAGTGCAATATCAAACTATAACGCAAGAATGGCTGGCAATGCAGGGGTAATGGGCCTTGCTAGAGAGCAGTCAATGCGAACAATATCTGCTTATAACTCTCAATATGTTTCAGCGAATCAATATGGCCCTCCACCGGTGCCAGGCAATGTTCCTCCTTCTGTAATAGGTGCAGGTAGACCAATTTCTCACGCTAATATGAATTTTCAAGCTGGTGAGATAGGCTACAGAATGCAAGAAACATTTGGTATTTACGGTTTCGGCTTTGCATCAATGCGTGAGGGATTTGGTTTTGGTCAAAGCGACTTTGAACCACAAAGATCAGTTCTCCAATCCGCTTCTAAAGCTTACGGAAGCAGCAGAGCTTTTTGGGACTTAAATCTTGGTGGTTTAGGTGACGTGCCACTCACCGCAGAAGGTGCCTTAGGAAATATTGAGTTCTCTGAAATTATCAGAAGATTCGTTCCAAAAGATAGAACTAATGTAAATTATCTTAACCCAATTAGAAACACAATGGCAGATAAATATCCCTTCTTGCCAGGAGCTGATTATTTTATAAACTTCCAACAAGGCGATCCTTTTACTAAAGTTGCCGAAGGAGAGTTTAGACTACCAGGTGTTGGTTATGAAAGAATAAATAATATGTCATCAGACTATGGTCCGTTGACTCAGTTGGACATTCTTGCAGACGTTGCGCCATATTCAAAGCAATTTAGGGAGCTTGATAGAACAATCAATTCTCAACTTACAACAGGAGAAGAAAGGGTTAGATTAGAAAAAATTAGAGCGCAAGTAGAAGATACAACCTCTAAATATAATTTTTCTGACTATAAATATAAAGGCTCTTCTCCAGAAGAACTGGGCATAGACGCAAAAGGATATGCAGCAGGAAGAATTGGAGAGTACATAGCGCATAGAGACACCTATTTTAATACAAAATTTTTAAATAATAGAACAGCTCAAGAAGATTGGGAAAGAAGGCATGTTTATGGAGCAACATTCCCTCAATGGCAGAATCCAATCGAAAGCTTCATCATGCCGATGTTGTATAAATCAACACAAAGAAATCCAATCGCAGCAGCAATTGGAGGAGGAATCGCGGGATCATTCTTTGGAGCAACAGCAGGAGCTAAATCTTTTGGTTCGCTTGCAGGCTTTGCTGCTGCAGGTTCATATTCTTTGTATGGAAATGCTAAAGAAATAACAACTGGCGAAAGATTTTTGCCAAAAGAACGCAAAAAACAAATGGCATTAGAGGAATATACGGATATTCTTAGCTATGTAAAAAACACATCTCTTGCAGCAGAGGCAAGAGAAATGGGAGACATGGCATCTGCAAATCAGTTTTCTCAAGCCGCAAAGAGAACAATGTATGGAGCAGATCTTCAAACTGGTTCTATAGACACTTTATCTCTTGCAGTTCCAAAAAGAAAACGTGAACATTTTAAAGCTATGATTCAAGAAACCGATCAAGGAGAAAGAAAAAGAATTCTTTCAACTTCTGGAAGATTAGAAAGAAGAATTTATCAATCAGCTTGGGGCATGAAGGTAGAAGAAAGACCAGATCTTAATGAGTATTTTTCAAGGCATGAACTTCCAGGATTAAGCTGGGAGGGCTGGCACCCCAATACAAATATGGAACATGTAAAGATTAAAATGGGACAATCAATGGGTATAGAGATGTCCCAAATGGGTTACTATCCACAACAGGTTCGTGAAGCAAATTTAACGAATCCAAGCTATCCAACATTTGGATCTGAAAGCAACCAAGATGATACCGCAGCACAATTAAGAGCGTTAATGTCAAGAAATGGAATATCAGGAAGTGTTACTCCAGTTTCTAATCCATTTGGGAATTCTGGAATTGACATTTTTGCTGGACTATCTCAGAACATATTTGCATAGGAAATACAAATGCCAAGACCAATTAGTACATCATTAGGAAGACAAATAGCAATAGCAGAGTCTGCCCTAAAAAGAAATACTACTTTAAGAAATTTTTTTAAGATAGAACAAAATGCAGCAGGTGATGGTTTTGATTTTGTTTTTACGGCTACTGGCGATAGATTTGGCACAGCAGAAAAAGCAGTCGACTATATCACTGGCCTACAAATAACTGATTATAGAACTTTTAATAAATTAGGTTTAGGAGAAGGAGAAAGACGCGGCGCTAAACACATAGGCGAAGAAGCTAAGGCTTTAAATACATCTTTACAAAGCTCAACCATGGATCTAAGAACTCAAGAAATTTTTAGAAGGATGGGCTTAGAGCAATATATGGACCAAGAAATGACAGTTGAATATCTTAAGTTTGATTTTGGAGGCGGAAAAGAAGAACTAGCACAGTTTATGGATAGTCCATTTGGTAGAGAACACGGAATGCTTAACATAACCGACGACGGCATTATGGTTATGCGCTATAGGGATGCAGCAGGAAAAGTTTTAGATGCAACGCAAATGAAACAACTTCAATATGCACTAGGTCTTGGTTCTTTAACTCCAGAATTCGTTAGCAAAATAATGAAGGGCGATGCTAGCGCTGTTGGTAAAGCGGTAGCAAAACTCCCTAAGCGTTACAAAGCTTTATATTCTGCCAGAGGTTTTGCTATAGCTGGAGAAGATCTGGAAGAATCTATCTTAGAATTTCACGCTGCAAGACTTGCAAAGGCAAAAGGAATTTCTTTAGATGCTGCAAGAAGTTTAGCAGAAGCTAGAGGGCTATCAACTAAGCTAGAAGATTCTATATACAATTATGATGATATTGGATCTTTTTTTAAAGGCCTTTTTTCAATGAAGGATTTAACAACAGAAGAAAAATATCTTTTATCAATGGGCATGGAAATACGTAATAAAGAAATGAATCAATTTGCTAAAATGAAAATATCAGGATCAATGGACGAATCCAAACCTATTCCTCAACAAGTAAAAACTAAACTAAAAGAAATGGTTAGTCATTATAGTCAAATTATGTCTGATACTGATTTAAATGATTTTATTCAAAGGCTTGGTGGTGATTACGCTGCAGTTGGCGGCGACGCTAACGCTTTGAAAAAAAAATTGCAAGAAATAATTGACACAACTGACAAAACATTAAAACCAATAGTAGACAAAGATTATTCTTACGCGCAAAAAGCTATGGCAATTTTTAATGGAGTAGAAAGAGCCAGAGATGGTGAAGCTATAACTTCTACAGAATATTGGGAATCCAGAATCGGAATGCTAACAAAAAAGCTAGATAATTTAAGAACTAGTATAGGAATACCTATAGGTCTAGAAGAACAATCCATGATAGATGATATAGAAAAAGAAATTGAAGCAATACAATACAAAATAAGTCATGCTAAATCTCAAACTATGAGAGGTGGATTTCAAGGTTCATCGCTTAAGTTTGAAGACATAGCTAGAAGTTTTGAAGGAATGCCAAAGAAGCTGCAAGATAAAATGATGATAGTTTATGGATCATCTTTAAAAAATGAAATATCTCAAGGTAAAATAGAAGGTATTTTAATGGACATGTCAATGTCTGCTCCGAAGCCTGTCAGAGTAGACCCACTGATGCTAATGTACCATCCAGACTACCTAAACAGTGAAGATTTCTATAAAGGAATGTCTAGCGTTGTTGACAGGCAAATACAAAAAGCAGAAGAGTTTATGAAAACTGGAGTTGTTGATAAATCAATAATTGACTCAATTAGAAGAGAAGCAGAAGCTCCAATAGATCAGTATTCTCGGACTTTTGCGAGCAAGAATGACAAGAGCAAAACAGCAAGCTATAGAAATACAAAGAGCGCTACTAACAGGTGCAGATCCAAGATCAATTCCTGCACTAGTAGACAGAATTACAACACAGATGGCTACTCAAGCATTTGCGATAAAGGACGATGCATACTACATGACATTCCCAGATATGACAAGATCTCAAATAAGAACAACTGCTTCTGGAGCTATTACAGGAAGAGGTCCAGGAATTGATTCTGCTATTAATATAGATGTAAGTGGGTTCGATCGAAATCTTAAAACAGCGTTTGGCATTAATGGAACGCAAGCTGTTAATTTTATGAATTTTGATATGGAAGATGGAAGAATGTTGATAGATGGCGTTAATGCCCATTTGTATCACCACGCCTTAGGTACTTTCGACTTAGACGACAAAGCTTTAAATCTTCCACTTATGTTTAAAGATGCGAACGGAAAAAATAGACTCGCATTCATGACAATGAGACAGCCAACTGGTTTTCAAGAAAGAATTTTTAGTAGAACTGATTTATCTAAAAAAGAAAACATTGCAAACATACTTAAGTCAAGAACAGATGATTATTTAGAGCTGTTTGATGCAGCAAATGATCCATTGAATACAATGAATTTAAGCGCAGATGATAGAGAAATTCTTAATCAAGTTCGACAGTCTATGGTCGATGCAAAAGGTGACAAAAAGCTAAAAGGCAAAATTCAAGTTAGAGGATCAGATGTAGATAGCGCAGATGTTGAAGACTTACTAATTAGAGTTAGAAGTTCTCAAAAAGCAAAAGACATGAAGTTTGAAGCCTTCATGAATATGCAAGAATATGATTTAGCAGAAATGGCTTCAAGCAAATCTGCGTCAGAGCTTGCCTTAAACAAGCAAGTGATTGATTACGCAAAAAATACAAAAGTTAGTCTTGCAGATATGCAAATATCCCTAGGTAGAGCAACAGACGCAGAGCCGTATTACACTAGGGGCAGTGTTTTTAATATTCTTTTTGAGGGAGCTGGATTAGATATAGATAAAAAAGCAGCACAAAAATTCTCTCAACTACAAGGAGTTAATTTAAGTACAAGACAAGATATAACTAATTATATTAGTGGACTTTCTGGTGTAGATAAAGATATGGCTGAAATAAATCAAAAAGCAGCTTTAGATCAAGTTCTGCAAGAGATATCCATTAGTTCAGTTCCTGATCCGTCAAACTCATTAGGTCTATACATTAACAGGCAGGGCTTTGCTGTTAGCATGCAAACACAAGTTGAAGATGTTTTACAAAGCTTTAGAGGCTCTGGTAAGATGATTGATTTATTAGACGACTCAGGTAATTTTTTGGCAAATGTTGGGCTAGAAGATTTCTATAGATTAAAATATTCAGTTGGACTAATACCTCCCTCTAATGCGGTCGACATGGTAAAAGAGCTTATCGCAAGCTCTGATGACCCTACTGCAGCAGTGCAAAAAATAGCAGGAGGAAGGATAATACAACAAACAGAGATGACTGAAATTCTTCAAGGAATTCAGATGTTTCAATCATTTAATGACGTAGCAGATCAAGACAGTCAAGCAAAAATAATTGCAGAGTTAATTAACAAGTATGCAAAAATCGATCCATCTGATCCTTCAAAGATGTTAATTAACCTTGGTACTGCAGGCGAAGGAGCAGTTAAGAGCATCAGTGAGGGAACTGGATTCATGAGAGGAATTCAAATATTAAGAGGTGATGCAGACGACGAGTTGGCAGCTTATGATCGAGCCCTTTTAGATCCAGCCCATCCTGGGGCAAGAATTAAAAGTAGTGAAGAGCTAATAAAAATTAAAGAAAATACTTTAATAGGATACAGAGAAGCTTTAAGAACAGCTGCTTCCGGTAGTGCAGGAGAAGCACGTTTACTTCAAGAAATACAAGATCTTGAAAATGCAGATGAAGAACAAATGCTATCAAGATTAACCTTAAGAAAAGGAACCGATGCCTACAATAGATATGCAGTAACATCTAGATATTTTGAGATATCAAAAAAGAAAAAAGATGTCCTTGAAGGAACAATGTCGCAAATATACAGAACTGCAGTAAACAATGAAATGACTTTTGCTCCAACGGCTAGAGCTGAATATCTTAAATATACTGATGAGATAGCAGAAAGTTTAAGGGGAACATTCGAAACAATTAAAAAACTGGATCTAGAAAAATCATATACTCCAGATGCAGAAGAACTTCTTAAGGTAATGCATAAAACAGATCTTTCTACAAGAATATATGAAATGATGTCTGCACTTTCAAATGCAAAGTCTGCAACAAATATATTAGACGTATTTGACACGATGGAAGCGTCTGTAAGAAGAAAGTTTGGAGCTAGATCAGCACAAGTAATGCGTGAGGCTATATTTAAAGAAGGTGCACCAGATAGTCTTCGGATTTGAAATGACAGAACTATGGAGAGACGCTTATGATAGAAGGGCATCAAAAGTAGCTTTAGCAACTGGAAATTATGATCAACTTGATGCAGCAGTTAGTGAATTTTCTGGCAGAATGAATCCAATTGATATTCAAAATCTTCAAAGACAAGAAGCTAAAGCGCTTTTGTCTCAAGCAAGAAAAGACGCAAAAGATACTCTTAGGACCATCATTGGTCCCGGCAATACTATGGGCGTAGGTGAAATGCGAGAACAGATTCGCACAGGGGCCAGAATGGAATTAGGTGTTTCTGAAGCAAATTATGAACTTTTACAAATGATATCAAGGGGCGGAATTGTAGATGATTTTTCAGAAGAAGCAAAACAAAACTACACTCTCATAAGAGCTCAGCAAACACAAGCAAGATTAAATCAGGCTTATGGTGTATCGGGGCCATCAGTCTCCGCATCGGTAGCCCCACCTCCAGGATCTGCTGCTGCAGTAGAGTTCCTGGACCCAGCAGATATATCTCCTGATGCACTTGGATTTATTGATGACATAGATGATTCAATAGCAGGAGGTTCTGGCTCGGCTCCTGATAAACTTTATACTAGAATGGGAAGAATGTTTAAATCAGGAGGAATGGGAGATTTATTTCAGGATTCTATTATTAGAAACTCAGCTTACGCACTAGTCGGTTTGGCAGCTTTCGGTTTTATTTATTCAGCATCTAAAGAAAGAACTCAGGAGCAAATTGAAGGTCCTCCAATGCTCCCAGGTGGTAGCGCCTACGAATCAGATTTTCCTAAAGCACTTCCATCTATATCTGATTTAAAATACTTAAATCCAACCACTGCAGCTATGAGTTATAAAATACATTTAAGTGGCTCTCAAGCAGACGCTGAAAAGATGCGACAACTAGCTGGAGGTGTTGCTACAGGCCCAATTAACACTACTATGTATAATGGGCTCCCAAGATTAGGTAGAGACCCATATTCGAATGTAGCATCTAGCTTTTAGGTAATATTATGATTTTTGGCGCAGGCACTCAAAATGCAAACTTAAAAAAAGCTGCCAACAAAAGAGTTGACCCAACACCAAAAGCTAAATCAGTAAGTAAATTATCAGGAAGAATATCTTCTTCGCAAAAATCTTCTAGTGCCACAAGCCCAACCATAGAGCCAGCATCTAAAATTTCTAGAAGTTCTGGACCTTCCGATCCAGTCAGAGGGTCTTTTGAGGGATTAGATAAATCAGCAGGAACCTTAATTCTACCAAAAGGTGCAGGCTATGATAATAAGAATTTTCAGACTGCAAGGTATAAGGAAAAAAATAATTTTAAATCATTAAATTATGGGTCAAATAACTTTGCAGGCTTTAAAAAAAGTGGTAAAATAACAAGGTACGGATCTTCTGTAGCTCAGAATAGTTCAGCCAATAAACTAGGCGCAAAACTAACTGTAGAAAAAATGTTTAGGTAATATATGTCAGATACTCAAAATACTTATAGTTCATCAAACCTTAATCCGTTCGTTGCATGGGCGCGGATATCCCGACGCTGATAAAAAATATAGTTTTCTTTCAAAAACAGCAAGGGATAGAGTCAAATTTTTAATTAATGACCTTCCAACAAAATTAGATGAATTAGATGAAAAAGGAAATAGCAAGTTAGGGTTAGCTCGGCAACTCTGTAAGTCTTGGGCTAACTCGGTGATTCTATAAGTGATCTTTTTTCTGTAAGCAACTCAGCTCATCAGTTAGATCAAAAATATAGAAAGGAACTATTTGATAAAGTATTAAACTCTGGTATCTTAGATTTAGTTGAGGAAATAGGTGGATTAAGAGAATTTTCTAGAAAAAGATTTTCTAGTCTTGAAACACTAACTGGATCTGCAGAAAATAAAGACCCAAACAATGCAATCAATAATGCAGAGAGAGATATTAGATGGCAAAATGAATTGATTAAAGTAAGAAACTTTTTTGCAAAAGATCCTATTACTTTATCAATTATATATCAATATTTCCCTAACTTAGCTAATTTATTTTTGTCTGCACTGGCTGCAACGGCTGACTATGGTCACATGGATGATGATCCATTAAATGATACTAAATATATCATGGAACAAATGTTTAAATCATTTGGAACAGATAAAAATACTGGAGAAGCAGTTTTTGAACCAGTATGGGATACAAAAGATTTCTTAACAGTACAAAAGCTACAAAAAGCAATTGAAAGAATGGCAATACCATCTAATATTACTCCTGCTACTCCAGATATTTTTCACTTAAGAATAGGTGCAGCTAATTTTTATGTGCCACCAGTTTCCATATCTGTTAATACTGCATTTAAGACTGGAAGTATGACGGGTGGAGCAATAAGACAAAAGTCTTCTCCTAAGTTTAATTCTGGTTACAGAGAAACATCAATAAATATAAGACTTTATTTTCCAAACTATGAAAATATATGGGGCATTGATGTAGACGATGGATCAAAATTAAGTGTTAATTCAGATTTTAAAATTGACTTTAATGACGAAGCAGATACACAAAAAGTAGATAAGTTTCTATCATCATTAAGAGGTTTGGTGGCAGCGTTTAAGTACTCTCCAATACTTCCTGTTAAAAATCATTATTTAAATAGCGTTCATAAAATAACTGGAGTAGTGCTCAACTCAATGAGTATATCTACAATACCAGATTATCCATTTGCGCTTGTTGTGGATTTAGAATTATTAAACTTTAATCATAAACCATTTTTGCCAATGATAAAAGATTTTAATCAATCAATTCACTGGGGCAAGTATAGACACTTTATGGGTCGTGCAGCTGGATCAATGTACAATTATATAAGTGAAGATTTTATATCTGAATCAGACAAAGAAGAAGAATCTTCCAGTAAAACTTTTGGTTTTGACAGTTCTTCAACAAATAGTTTTAATTCAGAACGGAGAAGACGACCAGTATCCAGATAGAACTGACTCAAATGGAAATAGTGGATTTGGCCAAAGCTCTACCTCCGCTGATACAAACGTCTACGATGATAAAACATCTGTATTAAAAACAAATGTATTAAAAGAATGGGAAGATGGAAAAAATATTCAGCTATACATTCCATCAAGCGTTCAGTCAAAAATATTTACTCCAGATATTTCTTCTTTTAGAACCTCAGAAGAAGTAGCAAGAACAGATGTTGGCAGAGGTTTTTGGGAAAGTCTATTAGGAAGATTTGGGTTAGACGTTAACGAATCAGAATCTTACCATAGAGATTTAGAAAGTGTTATATACACATCTAAAAACAATATCATAGGACCTTCCGCAAAAAACAAAGCTGCAATAATGCTTACGGTCATTCAAGCTCGGCGCAAGTTCTAACGACATAAAAGATAAAGTATATGACAATTTAGCTGTTGATTATTTATCTACAAATAATATAACAGATCCTGATGTTACAGAATATATTAAAGATAGAAAGTCCAGTAGCGAATTAGAGATTCCTGCAATTCCAGGAGACACAAGTTCTGGTGGCAATCCAGCATACCCAAATCTAACACAAGGTCAGATAGATCTTAAGGAAGGCAAAGACAAGATACACAACGCTGCTTATTCAGAATATAAAGATACTGGCAGTTCAAGTTCAATTCTTTCATATTTTATAGAACAAGAAACAGACAAAAAAGCAACAAGAAAACAAATTACATTTACTAAAGATAATAAATATTCAAACCAAGAATGGTTAGCAATAAAAGAAAAAGTTGAAGAAGAACTTGTAATGGCATTTAATGTCGGGTTATACGAAAGATTTTTTGCTAACGAAGATATAATCGGCTTGTTAGAAGCCGCTCAGGCACGTCAAGGGGCATTCTCATTTAGAGAATGGGACGTGCCGATGATGAAGCTCGACTTGGATCCAAAGTCAGTAATAGTCAATGCCGTTACAGTGAGCTTGGGAAATAACCTTGCTAAGATGCAAATTCAAATGGAAGACGAACCAACATATCAGCACATAGGTGCAAAAGACACTTTTGTAAGTATGTCTTTAACTATATTTGGAGAAAAAGAATTAAGAAAAATTAAAAACATGTTTGACTTTTTATCAGGCCTTGCAAGGCTTGAACACGCTGCAGGCGTCATAGGCTTCATGGGAATTAAAAATATTATTACCGCATTGGCTGGAGTTAAGTATGTTCTTCCACTATCCTACAATGTAAACACAGTACCAAACTATCCACACGTTTATCAAGTAGAGCTGTCTCTTGTTGACTTTGACGTTTTTCAACAAAAAAGAGAAATGATAAGCAATGAGCAGCAAAGAAAGTTTATTGAACAATTTAAATCTAAAAGAAATCCATTCTTAAGACTTAAGCAAAACTGGGGAGTTTTTAACGCCTACCCAGATTTGCCATTACAAGTAAAAGATAGTCTTGGAGATACAGTAGGAACTTTAGATCCTGATTTTTATTTTAGATCATTTGAAACATTTGACCAAGACTTAATTAATAACATTATAGATAGAGACGAATTCCATATACCAATAAAAAGTGATTTAGATTCAATTGAATTAACAGAAGCTGATAAAGCAATAGCAGACACCGTTAAGCAAAACCTGCTATTAAGTAACGGTTCGATAGAAGAAGCAAAAAATTATTTAATTAATACACTAAATATGGAACCAGCAAAAGCTATGATGATATTTAGAAAAGCTATATTTGATACTGATAATGAATCAATCATAGAACAAACGGGATTAAATAGAAGTAGAAATATAGCAAATAAATTTCCAGATATTTGGAAAGATTTTATTGAAACATTTGTTGATGAGCTTGGCGTTGAGCATACATTTGCAGATCTAAAGTTTGCAACCGAATATGGCGAACTAAGAATCGGAGATTTGGTTACAGGTTCTAAAGAACAAATCAAAGCTTTTAATTCTTTAGTTATGGAAAGTGAATATTCACTTAAAGAAGGAAAGCTTCCATCTTTTGATCCCGATGAGGTTCCTTATGGCGGCGTCCTTTATTACATGCCATCTGCTGACTCATCATCATTAGGAAAGATTCCAGGAATTTACCAAACTCCAGATGGAGGTTTTTTACTTGGTTACTCTGCAGAAGAAGATGGTCGATTCTACATTGCGCTTGATAACCTAAATGTAGTACCCGACGCGGATGGTAACGCTGTTTTGCTTGGAGCAAAGTCAACTCCAGTCGCTGACACTTCAACTCCAGAAAGAGATAAGCAAGAAGTACATACTCAGGTTCCTGGTGCAGTGCCACTAGACTCTTATCAAAGAGGCTATGGAACAAATTCTAAAGACGAAATGCAAAGCGTTAGTTCTTCTGGTGGCTACAAAGAAGCTTTAAAGCACTGGGAAAAAATGATGATGGATACCCAGTATAGAGATAAGTCCTACAGAATGATAAGGGCATTCCCAACTTATATGTTGTGGCTTATAGACGAAAGTTACTTTTCCGGAACAAAACTTTTTGACAACTTTTATGGATTGCAATCTGTAATAGATTTTTCTATTGTTCAATCTGAGGATATTTTAGGAGATACTTTAATTTTAAGGTTGTCCAATACTTATTCTAAGTTGTCAAAACCAGAATTAACTGTTTCCGATCTTATTTCTACCGCAAATGCCAACTCCACTACAGGGCCCTCTAACGTATCCGCGGGCGCAGCTACTCTAATGGACAGTATATTAAACGTATCAAGAAACTTTTCAACACATTTTCATTCTAAGTATGTAACTGAAATAGAAAATATGAGATTAAAACCAGGCATAAGAGTTCACCTTAGGGCCGGATATGGGGCAAACCCAAATAGCTTGGATACAGTATTTAATGGAGTTATTACACAGGTTGAACTTGGAGAAATCGTAACAGTTACTTGCCAATCTGACGCCATTGAGCTCAGCCCTATTATTAATTCATCAAACAAAAAAGGTGATAGCGGAAAAATAGATGGTGGAATCAACACAGGATTCTGGCTTTCTGAACCAAGAGATTTGATGATTAGATTATTGTCAATGGGAGCATCTAGAGTAAGAGAAGCTTTTGCCCATGCAACAAGGGGTTCTGTTTTTTCTGAAAATAAATTTGGCATTAGACATTTTGGTTCAATACTTTATGAGCCATTAACTGAAAGAGAAAAGGCTCAAGCAAGCCAGTACAGAAATACTGTTTCAGATGTATTTAACGTTATGTCTAATAATCCATTTACTGGTACAGTTGGAGCAATTGGAAATTCTATGGCAAACGTAGCATCATTTGGAGGAATAGAATCTGCAGGTGGCAGTGTCAGAACTCCCGTCTTTGGGATGATGCAAATGATGTGGACCAATTTTTCTACACAAAGAGATATGGAAATATTTAAAAGAAATATTTATCCTGGTAATGGTTTAGGAATATCTCAATTTATGGGCGGAGATATAGATGATGGTTGGTCCGTTTTAACAAGCATTGATGAAAATCAAATAGAAAATGAAAAGTTTGGATACTTAGATAGACTTAATGACTCATCTTGGAATCGTCTTATACAAGCCTCAGAAAGAGAAGCTAATCCAGCAGCATCAAGCGTTCTTGGTACAGTAACTGCTTCAAGTAAACTTGTTGATTCATCTAAAGCAATTGGTACATCGCAAGTTCTTGGCGGTTTAGCGATAGGCGCAGTTGCCGCAATGGCTGCCCCCTTGGTCGTTGCTGGAGCCCCAGCTATAGCTGCTGTTGGCGTAACAGGAAGTCTGGGGGGATCAGGGCTAATGAAAAATTTAGCTGGAAGAGGAACAGCAAACATTTTTAAAACTATGGGTCTTGTATCTGATCTTGATGATGACATATATGATGAAGTATCTTTTAGAGCTCAAACATATATGAGATCAGTTTGGGACATGTTCCAGCTATGTGCAAGACTTCTTCCTAACTATATAGTCGCAGTTAGGCCGTTTGAAGATAGATCAACAATATTTTATGGCAAACCACACTGGCTATATACCTCTGGTGTATATCCAATTTCTACTGGATTCCACATTGAAAGTAAAGATTCGGAAGTTGAAGGGCCAGTTTGGTCTAGTCCCGACTATTTAATGAATGATATTATTAATCAAATTAATAAAGAATCAACTCCATTAGCAGATGCAAACGCATTTACTACCCTACAAGAGTCTAAGCTTTCTGGAATGATGTCAAGCTTTGCAGAAAATTCTTTAACCTTTGAAGATATTTTTAAAGCTGGAGAGCCTCTCAACGGTAAAATTATTAATTTTGGAGATGTTGACAGAGGTAGATATTATGTAGATGGAGAGATTAAGTCTATTCTTCCAGTAAATAAAGGAAAAGTGCAGGTAGGCTTTCACTTGCCATTTGGTGTAGTAGGGGACATAGTTTCTCCAATCCAATTGGACCACAAACAGGCAGACTTTTTGCCAATGAGATTTAGATATCCATTCTTTACAAATAGAACATCTGGAGTTCTTAACTCTCTTGATTTTGATAAGATTTTTAATCTGAATGATCAAAATGCTGTAGAAGAAAGACTCGCAAACATAATAGAAATTTCAAAGTTTGAAAAAGATTTAATAGATAAAGAGGGTTCAGAAACAAAATTAGTATCAACAAATAGTAGTGGCGAAAAAGTTCTTAACTTTAATTTTCCATTTGGACAATATTTAGCCGCATCTCCATTTGCAGAAGCTTTAAGTAGCGAAGCTGCTTTTGACCCCTCAGGATTTTCTACACTTGAAGGATCAAGCGTAGCTAAATTTGCTGGTCCTGCAAGTCAAATTATTCAAATGCCACTTCCAGTTATTCCTGAAGGTCAGTCAATTGAGTTTGAAGATGAATTAAAAGATATCTATGGCGATATCGACGACGCTTACTATAGGCAGCTTGAAAACCCCTATGCTGCACTTAATTTTACTGAATGGACTACTCCAAAAGATGCTCTTCACGAACAGTTTTATGTTGCCATGAGATGGCCATACAACCCGTTATTAACCAGAGACAACCCTGATGATTTCACTCAAGATGAGCAAGAAAGAAATAATGTTCTTCAAAAGTTTAAAGAACAATACAGATTAAATGACTTTGAATTATCTGGTTCTGCTGATGACTATAAACAAAGAAGAGTTCTTATTTATAATCCAGACTCAAAGCAAGCAGTTGTTTGCGCTCCAGCATATTTCTTGTGGAGCGATAGTGATCCGGATGGATCGGGAAATACTGAAGCAATTGTATCTCCCGATGCGGCCTTGTTCCTAGGACTGCTAATTAATGAAGAAGGCGAAATATTTTCTCCAACAGAAAATCTTCCAGATGTTTATGACGAAAGTGGAGTATTGGCAGATTCTTGGGAGTTGCTAGGGATGTCTGAAACTTCCTTGAAAGAATGTTATTTTGCTTTTGTTCATGACTCAGTGCCATTGGGTGTTGTAACAAGCGCATTTAATCCAGCTAAAAAGTTTTATAGCAGCGAAGTCGGAGAAGATTCTGAACAAGAAACTTTTACAATTGGTTTTGGTAATTTTGTAGTTAAAAATAATTTTGACATAACCAATGAAGAAGATAGAAGAAGAACAAGACAAGATGTTAAGTATGTATATGCACAAAACGCATTTGTTGATAAACCAAAATTTACTGGCCTAAAAAGTAACACTTTAATACCAAAACAAAATGAAAATTTATCAGCAGCAGATAGAATAATTGTTACTCAAGATCAAAAACAATTTTTAGGATCCTTGTCTAGTGGAGGCAATTATCGTTATTACTTTGATAATCTTCGTTCAAATGAATTAGATAAACTAAAAGAGCAAACATTAATTGATCTATTAGATAGTCAAGACAATATAGATAATGGAGAAAGTTTAACTGGCTCAAGTGAAGATTTTATGTCAGTTTTTGATATGTCCGATACAGTATCTATAACAGCAAGAGGCTTTTATGACGAAAGCTATGATGCTGGAGTGAAGGTTATTGCTGGCAATGGTAGAAATGTTAGTCAAGCTCAGTGGATTTGGAACCAGTTTAGAGTTGGATACCATACATATGAAAGTGTTAAAAATATTTTTGCAGAGATTTACGGAATGGATCCAGATGAAGACGACATTGCATCCGCTCATCCTCTTATCACATTTTTAAGCACAGGCGACAACGATGGCTTAATAAAAGAATTTGAAGAGGACAAAGTATGGTCTAATGAATTTACTTCTCTTTTGGGTGCAGACTGGATTGGTAATAATATTAATTCTACAGCAGTATCAAAAAACCAAGCACTTTATAAAGCAGCAGAGCAATATCTAGATGGTGGAGTAACTGGAAAAAATGAAGAGGGTTTAATAGTTGATCCAAATGCTGGAGTCATTGATTATTACAATAATTTAATAACGCAAAGAGCAAGCTACATAAGAGATGCTGTTAAGTCAAATACTCAGTTACTTAGCTCAGTATCCTCTTCCGGTGCCACCACAACAGCAACAAGTGCGGATGGAACAGAATTTTTAACAGATGATCAAAAAGCTGATGAATTTTTAAAAAATATAAAAACTCCAAAACAACTATTTCTTTTACTAGTTGGATTGTTTAGAGATCAATTATGGAGAGATCCTTATGCAAGAGCTTGGGTTGTGTTAAAGCCAGATCGCAAGAGATTTGTTATGGGTGACGATGAGCAAAAATCGGACAGTTGGAGTTTTAGGCCTCTTGATAAAATTTGGCAAGCTTTTATTGACTACAATGGCACATATGGAAAAGACGCAACAAAGCTAAAACAACTTCTGCAATCAAACTCCGGAGAAGGTAACAGCGCCACAAACTGGATGAGTGGAATGGTAGAAGATGGAAAAAATTTCTATGACAGAAACATAGGTCCAATCTTTACCGTTTTTGGAAGTGCTATAGGCAACCTGCTTAACTTAACTAGAATGTCATTAGCTCAGATGGGCTACGGAATAACTGAGCATGATAACTTTGCAAAACAAGCAAATGTTCTCAATAAGGCCTATAATGATTCTTTATATTATTCTTTGGGAAGACCAGGATCTCTTTTAAGAGCGGTAGACAATCCATTTACAAGAGAATACGGAGAACCCGTTGTAGAAATTAGAGAGCCCTTCCAAAGAATACATTTAATTAATTCCTTTAATCATATTCTTGTAAATGGAATTCAAGAAAACATTGGGGGAGTGGCTACACAGATTACTGCAGTTTCTGATGGGCAGTATCCTGTTACTGTAGCTTTGGACAAAGCAGCTCCTCCAGAGAGACAAGTTGAAAAGACTATAGAAACAGGTTTATATTTTGACAACATTAGAGGTTCAGGATTCTGGGGAGTTCTACATCCAATATTTAATCCTCTGGAAACAATAAGAGGAGTTTCTAAGTTTGCTTCTGGAGAGCCAGACGAATTGACCGCAAGAAGAGTCGGCTTAGCACACTTAAAAGAATCTATCAAAGATGTATATAGTGGTGAGATAACTCTAATGGGAGATACGTCAATAAGGCCTCATGACCTAGTGTATATTACTGACTCTTACGAAAGAATGTATGGCATATTCGAAGTTGAACAAGTGGTGCACCACTTTACTCCAGAGATGGGGTTTGTTACCTCAGTTACGCCCAATGCATTTGTTAGCGTAAATGATCCAGCGAGATGGTTTGCATCAAGTTGGATTTCAAGAAGTATGTTTGCTCAAAGTTCCAGAGATCTGGCTAGAAGAATGATGTCTTCTGAAACAGCAAACTCTCTTATAGGATCAGATGGAACAGTTTCTATTGATAATTTGGCGCAGTCTTTAGGTCCACAAATGACTGGCGGACTTATGTTCACTCATGGTCATTCAGCCTTAATTAAAGACATAATGGCCAACATAGCAGCCGACGCAATACCAGACCAAACAGAACAGATAAGGGCAAAGATCAAAGCTTCAACAGGAAAGCAAGATGGGGATTTAGGCGGAGCAATAACAATGGTGGTTGGAAGTATGGCTCTTACCGCTGCTACCACTGCTTTGTCGGCAGCTTTTGCGCCATTTACCATGGGTACTTCATTGGCAATTGGATTCTCTGCAGGAGCAATTGCTAGCGACCTTGTTTGGAGCGCCTGGAAACATACTAGAGATAACGTATTAGATCAGCACGGTTGTTATGTTCAGTATTTAAATAAAAATGGTCAACCAATGGACGCTGGTTTATCTTTTAATCAAGGAATGGTCGTAGGAAGAGCGCATTCAAAAAAATTAATTCCACAACTTCTTGGAGTTAGAACTTCAGTCAGAACAGAAGATGGATACTCCTATGTAAGAAGTGATGATATATTTAAGAGTATAGGATGGAAAGAAAAAGAAATCAATGACCTAGTAAGGCACATCAGTTTAGAAAACGCTATTGTAAGTGCTCAAATATTAAAGTATTCAGGAATTGGTCCAGAAAAAACTGGTTTTAATCAATTCTTTAAAGTAATAGGAACTGTTTCTCACGTGGTTGATGGTGACACATTTGATGTTGTTGACGCAATAACTAATAAAACATTTAGAGTTAGATTTGAAGGCGTTAACACAAGTGAATTGGCACAGATCAACATCAACTCTGCACTAGAGGATACTCTCTTGTTAGAAGAAAGCGCAAAGATTTTTAATCCGCTATCCCCAGCAGGGCAAGCTTTGCTCTTCACCGCAGATGCCGTAGTGGGCAAGATGGTTGTTCTAAGAATAGCCGTGTCTCCAGACAATAGGGATATACTATCTGCTGAAGACTTAGAGGCAGGCGCAGAGGCTAACGATCCAGAAAGATATCAAAAGGCTACAAAATCTGGAAGATGGCAAACAGATAGCGAAAGATATATGGCTACAATTTTTTATAGAACAGATTTAAACATAGAAACAACCGCAGTAGAAGATGTAAGAAAGCTTTTTGTTGATAATGTTTCTTCCGCAGATATGGCACAAAAAGTAAAACAATTAATTAAAAAACGTTTTTATCCAAAATCTGCAATAGAAGCTAATTTTGATAAAATATATAATAAGTTAATTAGTATGTCTAGTTTGAAAAACTATTTCTTTGATAGCGGACAAATTGATCCATTGTATGGAATGTCTGAATCAAATAAAAAAGCTTTCTCCGCACTAGTTGCTATACTAATACTATATAAGATCTATGACGTTGCTTCTCAGTGGCCTATGGTTGGCTGGGATGAATATTATAGCGATGGAACTCCGTATACCTTAAACTGGGACTTAATAGAAAAAGGTCTTGCACAAGTATACACAAAGGGTCTCTTGTACGTGGATAGTCCAGCTGTTCAAGACGCATCAAGTTTAATTCCGACTGTTAGAAAGGTACCTTAAAAATGGCTTCTGATTTTAGTTTTAATTTAGAAGATCTATCAGATGGCAAGTCTATAGTATCTAAAATGAAAAGTTCTTTTTATCCCGAGAACCAACAAGTTGTAAAGGGCACTTCCTATGCAATGGAGGGAGAGGTCGGCAGAAGCTTAATGTCTAGAGACCCTGCAAAGATAATCCAAGGAGATGGAGTCTTTAGAAACCCTGCTTTTGCTTTAGCTGGTTACGAACAAAATACTAAGTCAGCAATGCACACTGTAATATCTATGGGAGCAGATTTTGATGACGAAACAACAGTTATAGATCCAGACGATCCAACAAAAACCCTTAAAGGTTCTCAAGCTAGAATGGAAATAGCAAGAAAGTCAGTAATGTCAACTGGCTTTGCTCCTGGTGGATTTGAAAAATCAATGAATGCTTTTGTGGCAAGCAAGGTTAGCGTTTCGACAGGTGGAGATTCTGGAGCAGGAGCAACTACAGGAGGAGCTGGAACCGGAACCGGAACTGTAACAACTTCTACTGGAGCCACACAGCCACACACAACAACGTCATACGGAACTTCCGGGGCTGCTGGAGTACTTAATGGCTCAACTAGAAAAATAGCTTTTGCTGAAGAAATGGACGTAAGAGAAAGAGTGGTATACGATCAAAAGGTTGGTCAATTACTAAAAAAAGCAAACTTTAAAACAGAAGGAACTGGAGATATAGCTGTATTTAGAGGTGGTTTTAAGTTAAGCTTTAATAAATCTGGAATGGTTAATGGAGTGACGTCTCAAGCCGCTAAAAAAAACCAACAGAACCTTGGAGGTCTTGGTTTTGAGATCCATCACAGTGGGTACTATGTTGAGCAAAATGGCAGGTATGTATATAAGGAAGATAAAATTACTGGACTAGGTAGTGGAGAAAAACAAATATTAATGTCTCCCACTCTAATAGAGTTCTTACTTAGAATAACTGATCATCTTTATATTATGGGTGACACTGGAGTTTGGAGAGGTATAGCTGGACCTAATTTTAGTAAACTAACTGCAAATAACAATGGAGTTAGTGACCATTCTTTTGGTAGAGGGTTTGACATTAAAAAGATAGGATTAACTACAGCCAATGTTAGCTATGTTTTAAATAATCCAGTTCCTCCACCAGGAAAATACTTAGAAGCCTTAGACCTTTTTCTCTCCCATGTTGAACAGCTTCCCCAAGAGTTGCACCCTGATTTAATTGTGGTTAGTTCAGATTTAGAAACAGAGCTTGGAATAGTCGAAGGCCTAGAATCTTCTAGTTCTCCAATTAGAGTTAAACATCCAGACCTTGCACCATTTACTAATATTTACTGTGATAAAAGCCATAGAAACCATATACACGTAAGTTGGAGTTCAGCAAGGTGTGGAAGTTATTCTCTTCCAGTCACAGCACCTCCAGCTACAACTGGCTCATCAGGTTCTGGTACTGTTTCAGCAGCAAGTGTTGGTTCTGCCCTTTCGGCACCAATGTTAGTAAAGTTAAAAAAAGAATACTATACTGGATTAGAAGATGCAGATACATTAACACCTCTTGATATATTTCAATTTTTATATAATTATGGTGGATTTATAGCAGAAATAGCAGCAATATTTGCTGGTATAGCTGTAAGAGAAAGTAATTGTGTACCATTTGTAAATAATAGACAGCGGAGCATTTGGACTATGGCAGTTCATTACTAGAACATCAGGAGGAGGAAAAGGTATTGTAAAAATTGTATCTCCAACTGAACAAAGAGTAAAGTGGTGGCACTTAGCTTATAAGAATTGGAAAGCAGAAAAACTACAGGATTCTAATGACCAAGCAGCTACATATTGTGACACCTTTATTAGAAAGAAACAGAATACAGATCCAGAAGGAACTAATGGATTAAGAAAGAAAAAGGGCGGAGCTGGAAGACAATATTATGACAGAAGAGCATTTGCCCCCATTAATCAAATATCTTTCCTAAGAACAAAAATAGGCAAAAGAACAGACGTTTCAGATATTGTTGGCTCTATGGATAATGGAACAAAAAATGGAATATTTGCTCCATGGGGAGCTGTTTATCTTGAACATAGTTGGATGTCTGGATTAGATTACGAGATAATCAAAAAAGTTTTTACAGAAGGAACTGGTAGAGATTCTTCAGAGCTAGACACTTGGATTCTATCAAGTGTTCCAGCACAATCCGACGCTAGAAAAGTTGACACTACAGATCAATCTGGAAGACAAAAAATAGAAGTGTTTGTTAGAGATTCTAAAAAATATGATATTATATATAAGTAAAGGATATTTTTATGGCAATTAATTATCCAAAATTTGATCAAAAAATAAATAGCTTAATTCAAGACTCCAAAATGCAGGAGTCAAAAACAAGACCAGGAACTATAATGGTATTTGATAAAATGTCAAATACTGCAACAATTGTTCTAGACGAAAAGTTTGGAGGTACAATTGGCGACATAATAGACCGAGTCCCTTGTCCATTCACCTATGGGCTCCAATCTGTAGCGCCTCATCCTGGACCTAGGTGTGTAGTCGCATTTAGAAACGACTCAGAAAGAGATCCGTATGTAGTGTCTATTATTGCAGACGCTTTTGACACTGCAAAAACTATAAGAAACAATTCAGTAAATACTGGAATACCAAAGTTTATGATTTAATATGATAGAAGAACCAATAGATAGGGCTAGACAGCCCTTTAATGAAATTACAGAGTTAAAAAAAAGAAAAGAATTTTCTACAAGAGAAGTTGGGATTAATCATCCAGACAATAAAGGCTTTATAAGAATTAATGATTCTGGAGAAATAGAAATTTTTGCAGCTCCTGGAATAGGTATTGTAATCAGCCCAAGTACTAGGGCTATATCTTTTTTTGCAGATTCTATTAAATTTTATAGCAGGGAAGATGATGGCCTAAAGTGGAATAACTCTTCTTTTAACCCGGCCTCTGATGTGTATAATGAGCCAGCCTTGATTAAAACTAGTGACTTTTATAATAATCCAGCTTTTTATAAAGTTAGTCATTATTTAAATAATTTAGACGAACTTGATGAGATAGAATCGGTTTCTCCCATTACTATAGGTGGTGACTCTGGTTTAGGTTTAGTTCCTGGACAAGAGGGTGATTTCTTTACTCCAGCAGTTGAGCCAGAGCTAAGTGAGTCGGATCAAGCTTTGCTAGAAAATTATATGAAAACGCATTCTGATACTGAAATTAGAATGTTAAAATATTTATTAATAAATGGATATTCTTTTTCAGAAGCTTCTAAAAAAGTTGAAAACAACGACTATCAAGTCGGAAATAATATGGAAGATTTTCCTTGGATAGAAAATGATTTGGAATAAATATGTCTGACTTTTACCTAGATCTTTCTGGTGATTTAAAAATATCTCCAAACAAAGATATCGCAATGGTTCAAAGTAGATCTCAAAATGATATACAACAGATATACCTTAGGTTAATGACCGAGCCCGGAGATTTTTATATTTATCCAAAACTAGGAACAGAGTTAAATGTGCTGTACGGAATGCCTCAAAGTCAGGCAACCGGAGAGATGGGTAAGCGCTTAATAAGACAGGCCCTTTTGAGAGAAAATGTTTTTGCAGATAGAAAGATATCTATTACAGCAGTGCCAACGTCAAATAACTCTATAAGGTTTGATGTTCACATAGAGGATAACTCAGTGGATCCAATCACAATATCTGTAACGCAAGAAATATAATATAGGAGACAAAAATGCCAGTGGTGTATAGCAAAACAAAAGATCAGATACTATCAAAGATATTATCTTCACTTCAGCAAAACGCTGGCATAACAGCTACCTATCCAGGCTCAGTTGCAAGAGCTTTAGCAGAATCAATGGCTGTTGAAATCGGAGATCTTTATGAGGCTATTAGATTCAGCGTTGAACAAACATCATTATCAACGGCATCAGGAAGATCTCTTGACCTAATTGGTGATCTATATGGGGTATTTCGCAGATCTGTTTCAGAAGACCTTCAGCAGGAAAGAGCAAGCTTTAACCTATCCTTTTATATAGATGGTCCACATTCATCTAACATTATCATACCTAAGGATACGCTTATATATAATAATGTTACAGATTTTTCTACGGTTCAATATCAGTATAGGTTGGTAGACAGCGCAACAATCATTGCAGGAACCACTAGAGCATTTGGTAGAGTTATTCCTAACTTTACCAGTACAGACTTCACTGCTTCAAAAAATACTTTAACTCAACATAACTACATTCCACCAAGTGGATTAATAGTTTACTGCACAAATACAAAAGAAGTATATTCTATGGTCAACATGGAATCTGATGACATGTATAGAAAGAGAATAGTTAAGGCAATAAAAGCTAATTCATTTGGAACGGCAGAATCTCTTAGATTAAGAGCATTGGGCGTCCAAGGAGTTAGAGACGTAAGAGTTAGAGAGTCAAGCTATGGTCTTGGTTCATGTGACATAATAGTTGTTCCAGAGTCTCAAAGAGTTACAGCTAATTTGGTCACAAGCATTTTTAACTCTTTATCAGAAGCTAAGCCTGTAGGTATTAAGTTGAATGTAAGGATTGCCGAAAGGGCTCCAGTTCATCTTGCAGTTAGCGTGGTTCTTCCTACTGGAATTAGCACCTCTACTGCAACTGGAATTGAGAACCAAATATCTCTTTTTTTAAGATCTTACTTGAATTCTAAAACAATTGGTGATAGTATATCTAATGGAGACATTGAAGGAATAGTTAGATCAGCATCTGATTTGGTTAAATCGGTGAATGTTTTGAGCGTTTCAGTAAATGGTCAAGAAGTGCCAAAAGGTATTTTTACAATAAATGATGATAGACAGTACATGGTAGCTGGATCTGTGTCAGTATTTTCTGTTATAATGTCTTCTATAACTTATTAAACAGAAAGTGATGTACATGAAAGAAAAGTACTTTCTTGTCACCAACAAGTCTATTGTAAAAGCAAAAAATATGACTCATGCAAAAGCATTAATTGGTGGCGACGATAGCGTTCCTGGCAGCATTATGACAGATAATGCAACCGCAAGAGAGGTTGATGAAGAGAATGCCTCTTCATATTTTTCTGTAATTTCAGAAGAAGATTCTTTTGAAGATCAATACGAAGACTACCCAGAAGTTGCTTCAGCGGCTTCATCAATACCAGCTTCTACTGTCGACTTTTTAAGATCAGAAAACAAAAGACTTGCTCGTCTAGTCGATAGATATAAGAATGTTAGAGACGAAGCAGGGCACATTGTCTATCAGGCTGCATACGATGCATTTAACGAATTTGAACTGCCAAAGATACCAAAGCCTTCATTTCCAAAGTCTTCGTCAACATCAGAAACTGCAGTAGCTGTACTGGCAGACTGGCAGATGGGCAAAGTTACTCCAGATTACAATACAGAGGTCCTAGCTAAAAGAATGGACCTCTACATGGATAAGCTGATTGAGATTACAAACATACAAAGAACTCACCATCCAGTTAAGAACCTTCATGTTTGGATACTCGGAGATATAGTAGAAGGTGAAGAAATATTTCCAGGACAAAGCCACCTTATTGACTCTGGGATATATCGACAAGTTGGAGTTAATGGCCCAAAGATTCTTGGCAACTTCCTTAAGACCGCCCTTGAACACTTTGAGCACGTACACGTAACTGCTGTAATAGGTAATCACGGTGCCGTAGGTGGACGCATGAGAAAGCAGCACGACCCAGAAACAAACATGGACAGACTATTGTATAAGATCTGTGAAATGATTTTTGAGTCTGAAGAAAGAATTTCTTTTAATATTCCAGATGGAAAAGGCGAAAGAAACTGGTATGCAGTTGACTATATTGGTTCTTATGGAACATTATTAATTCATGGTGACCAAATGCCATCACCAAGCGCTACTCACGGTTACTATAAGAAGGTAATGGGATGGAAAGACGGTGCTATTCCTGAACGTTTTGACGATGTATTCATGGGACATTATCATCAGCAGGCTAAGATGACCCTTGGAAGTACTATATTAAGAGTCTCTGGCTCTCCAGAAAGCTATAACACATATGCACAAGAATACTTCCATTCCATGAGTAGACCATGCCAGCATCTAATGTTTGTTCACCCTGACAATGGAGTAACTTCCGAATATTCAATATGGCTTGATTCAGTATAGGAATATATATATAAAAAATGAAAACCTATTTTTTAGCTTTAATTAATACAGACTTCACAGTGAGTCGGAAACAAATGGGTTTCCGACTCATTTGATCTGTATTCAAATAGGTTTTATACAAACTACTCTACTTATAGAAATATTTATGGAAATAATTTATTAGACGACTATACCTTTACGGGAAATACAGTAATTTCGGGAGCAACTCCAAGTATAGTTGGATCATCAACAGTAACTGATTTTGGTGAAATAATTAATGATCAAGATTTTGGCGAATATTTTGTTTTTGATTTTAACGAACAAGACGGATCATATTACTTTTATGATTTACTTCAAAGCGCAACCCCTTATCGTGTATTAACTTCTGCATCTAGCTTAAACTTGCCAAGGTTTGTTGATACTAGATCAGCAATTAATATACTTGGTTTTAAGCATTCTTTTACCAACTTGCCAGGATTAGAAGATCCACAATTTTCTGTTAAAATATTTACTTCAGATAAAGACACTACTTCTGAAACAGAATGGAAACAAGTAGCTTATACGGATAGTAAAAATAATATTTTATTCCTTAGATCGTCAGAAAGGTACGCAAAGTTCGAGCTTGATTTTGAAGTAAGTTCAGATATATCTTCTGCAAACTTTTTATTGTTGGTTCAGATTGAAATTAATGAACCATCAATTCCTAATATATCTGAACATTCTAGAAATGTATTGTCTAGATTTCCTACTTGGACAAAAATGTATACAGACTCTTTGGAAAGAGAAGTATCAGAAACTGCAACTCCAATTAGCCAAGCTGGAAAAATAGTAAGTTCTATTTTTCGTGATGATTTAGATGAAATTGATAGACTAGTTGATTCTATAGAGCTAGAGTCATACATATCAAGTGCTGACATTAGAGAGCTTGCTTGGATCTACATATCAACTCCTGTAGATCCAGGATTTGTTGAAGTAAGAGGTGATGGAATTCAGCTTGGCAGACTATCTTCTTATGAAGATTTAATAAAGTCATTGCCAACTGATTATTCTTTCTACTACGATTTCTTGTCAAGAAGCTTGTATACGTTAAGGCCTTTTGATGA